CATCCGCAGTTAATAAATCAGCCATTGATTTAAAGTAAGCTATTGCATCATGGTCATGTGATATTATAGAATAAATAGCTTGAGCTTTAGCATTATTTATTTCAGATACTTTAGCTAATCCATTACCCATTGTACCATATGAATGTTCATCATATTGTATATACATTACTTTATTAGTAGCATCGTATTTAGCAGTACTTCCTGTAATAAGTCCAAAATTATATGCCATTTCACCATCATAATTTGATATATCAGATACAGTTACAAATTTCATATTTTCTATATCTGTTCTAGATGCATCTTTAAAATCTTCTTTAGCTGCACTAAACAACTTAGCTTGGGCAGTTGTCATATCAAAATAATCAGCCCCATAATTATATTCACCAACTCGTTCTAATTTACCTGTTTTAGGATCTTTATTTGGTAATTGTTGAGTTCTTAATAATAATTCAGTTTGCCAACTATGTTTATCTTTTTCATTAGTTAATGCTTGTTTTCTAAATTCTTGGTGTTTTATAGTATTATATTTAGCTGTATTTAAATTCCAATCAGTAGCGTAATCTAAAGCAGCTTTATCAATAATACCGTCTAAACCAATAAAATCACCAGCTTCAATAGATTCATTTATACTACCAAATGTTTGATTCCACGCATTTACTACTGAATCTTGATAGTCTTTAATAGGTGCAACAGATTGTTCGTCTTTTGCCATTTGAATTCTAGCTTTTTCATATAGCATTTTATTTTCAGCATATGTTGCTCTATTAGTATCAAATGCATTTGTATATGTTTGCATATTTACCTGTGGAGCTTGAGGTAATATTGACATGCTATTAACTATATCTGCCATAATATATTTTATTTAAATAAGTGATTATATTATTGAATATTGAATTTAGTTTTAAATGTATCAAGTAATAATGTACGTTGACTATTTGTTAAATTCTGTGTATTTAGATATGTTTCAAATCCTTCTAAATCTACTTCTTTATTATTAGCTGCTGTAGGACCATACTTATTCATCATATTATAAGCTTCTACCATAGGTCTATTATCACTAGCTGCTATATCTAATTCAGCATTCATTTGGTCAACATTACGTTGTTGGTTTTTCAAATTTGCAAATCCACTAATTGTATCTGTTGCAGCTTTACTATAATTAGATATAGTATTAAGTTCATGTTGTTGAATATCTTTAAGATACTGAGCTTGCAATTGCTGATTTTGTAACATAATTTGATTAGCCATTTGAGAATTAATTCTATGATTGCTTAATGTTTTATTATATTCATCTTCAGATAAGTTAGCCATAGCTTTATTTTTACTATCACTTAACGCTGCCAATGTAGAACTCATACGTGATATATCTGTACCTTTGTTAGCCATATCTGACATAGCTTTAGAATAATCAGCATTTAATTGACTTCTATCTGCATCATTACGATGATTAGGATTGATTAATGCTGCTTTACCCATAGGTGGTCTTATAGGTTTAACTTTACTAGCTGCATACGCTGCAATGCCTTGAGATAAACCATTTAATCCAACTAATGCATAATCTCCTGCATCTAAATCAGGTATCCAATTTGGTTCTAAATTAGGTGTATCATTTAATATTTCATTGTCAAATAGAGGATCGGTTTTTATTGTATTATCTGCAAGTTTTGCAAATCTATCCCAATCAGGTTCATTATCTTTAGTTAACCATGCACTATTAGTTACATCTTTTTCAACTTCTGATAATTCATCAATTGCATTAAATTTTGTTGTAGCAAGTAAATTATTTAAATTCTTACGACTATGTAATGTTACTTGTGGTGGAATAGGTACATTGTCAATACTTTGTAACATATTAGGAGCTTTGTAAAAAGGTGATGTAGGATCCCAATCAGGCCCACCAGTTGACATTATCTTTTTAGTTTCAATACCTTCAGCTTCTTTATGACTTTCTTGTTCATCATAAATAGATTTCAATCCTTTTGATAATCTAGTTTCAGCATTTCTACCTAATTGACCTAATTTAGAATTACTTGTATATTTATTATGTTCTAGTGCAACAGGTATAGCTTTACTAGCATAACTATCATAATTACCACTAGCTGGAGCAAGTCTGTTAGAAATTAATAAATTACCTTCATTTGTAGATAATTCTATTTCTCCACCTTCAGCTTCTATATCTGTAGATTGAATACCTGTTTTAGTCATTTGAAATTTACTAATTCCACCTAACTCATGAGGATTGCCAGTTAATAACTTAACCCCTTTACTTAGGCGCATTTCACCAGGATAAAAACTTACATTGCCTTCACTATTACCACCTAATGCAAACATTGTAGTTCCACCCATAGATGATTGAAAACTAGCTAATTCAGCTGCATCTGCTGATTGATTAATTGCAAATTGTTGCCTATCAGCTAATGCTTCAGCTTCTTTTTGCTGTTTACGTTGTTGTATCATATTATACACATTCATGCCTAATCCTACTCCGGCACTTATCATTGATAACGGTTCCATGTCTATTATTATTTTGAGGTGTATGATTTAAGTATTATATCTAAACTTCTAAGTTTACAATTTCTATTTGATATACTAACTCCTGACTTCTTAAGATATAATCTAATCCTAAAATGAGTTGCAAATATATCAGTATCTCTTTTGTTAATATTAATGTTACTATCGTTTATTTCAACTTGATATCTATTAGTACTTGTAAATATAGATACAGCTTTATCTATTACATTATCAAATATATCATTAAAGCTATACATTCCACTTACATCAAACGTAGTATTACCAACAATAGTATTATTATCATCAACCATTGTAACATCCGCAGTTACTATATCTATTTCACCAGTTGCAGCTAAATCACTCCATATTGAAATAGATTTTATTGTACTATTATTACCATCTAATGTATTCCACATTATCTTATTAAAACCTATTACAGGTAAGTCTTTAACTGCAATAGATACTTCAATATATGCTTCATCTGGATAAGTTGAGTTAGATAATTTTTTAATTTTAAATCCATCATTTGAATTACCACATATATAATAAGGAGTATTATTGCCTAGTAAACTAAATATGTAATTTGGCTCAATGTCGAATACTGATATTAACTGTTTACTCATAACATCGAAAGTTAATACTTTAGTATTAAGAGTTATGAATAAACGATTGTAAGCTGATTCATAGCATATACTAGCTCCCTCAAGGGAAGAAAGATGCACATTGTTTACTGGTTTATTAACAGCTCCTTCATATATATTATTGAATAGCCATTTAAAATATTCCTTATTTGTTATAGTTAAATCTACAAATTCATTACCTAATATATAAATACTTGATGTTGTAATGTCAACTATAACAACTCCTATTTTAGTTATGCTTGTTGCTAATTTAGAATTACCTGCTATAAATCCAGTTGAGGTAGGTATTAACTCTTGTGGTAATTGGTCAAATAGTTCACCTGATTTTAAGCCTACTTGCCCATTAGACATATCAAAAGTATCACGTATTTTAGCCATATATATACTTCTATTAGTTCGTATATATAAAGCATTTCCATATGTAATTAATTGATAAATACTACCATTTATATTAGGCATCGTATAATAGTTAGATGTATCAAATCGTAACCATTTATTATCATTTATGTTTCCTATATCTGATATTACTATGGAGTTTTTAAATTCATTTATTGGATTAACTAATGCATCAAACATTACATATATTTCACTTAATGGAAGTTGAGGTAAACCCATTAGTCTAATATAAAATCTATTAAATGATAATGTTTGTACCCCTTTTTCAAACATGTTCACATTTATACTATTATCATTGTACATAGGTAATCCTGAAAACTCCATTAAGTCTGGTATTAACGGAGATGTTATTATGACTTGCCTATGTTCTCTAAGTATAACATCATCTAATCCACCTTCACGTTCTACTAATGTATATTTTGGCATCACAGCATATGATGTATATACATCACCTTCATATATTGCTTTACTTGTTCCATTTTTAATATATGCACATGTTACTATTTCTTGATTGCTATAAGGATTATAAATATTGGATATATTGTTCATTAATTGAACTGTGTGCCCTACATAAGGACTAGGAGAACTTTCAGTATAATATGATGTGTGTTCTAAGAAATAACAATCAGGTCTAAATGTATTATCAGTTGATTCATTATCTTCTAGTTTATAAATTAATGATATTTCTCCTGATGTTGTCCATGCTGCCAATTCATGTTTATAATCATAAACTCCTACAATGTATGGATTTGATGGTATAAAGCCATTAATAAATGCAATAGGGAAATTAAACATTGTACCATTATATTCTAATGATAAATCAGTATATAATTTATATTCTACATGACTTGCCATTCCTACATCTACAACAGTTGCATTTTTTAAATCACGTTTTGCATATCCTATTGAAATACCTTTAACATTACTTGGTAATGTAACAGTTGATAAATCTATAGTTATACCTAATTTTGCAAACTTTGTATCTTCATTTGTCCAACCTGCATCACTTATAGCGGTAGATAATGCCCAATTCTTATGTGGAAATCTATGATGTCTTACGTTTTCACCTACATAATCACCATCTGTGTACACTTCATCATCATTTTGCCATGCTCCCATTTGACCTACTATATCATCACCTGATGTTAACGGTGGCATCCACGCAGTATTAGATGTTTTAAAATCATCATCATATGGAGATACATGCTCTCTTCCGTATATATGAAAGTACGGACTTTTAGTTCCATCTTCATATACATATGCTGCATAAAATGCATATACTTCCCCCCATTGAAAAGTTGCACTTTTACTACTTGATTTTTCAGCTTTCCAATTTATAGTTAAATTTGATAATATATCTCTAGGGTCATCATTAATGTCAATAGATGAATAATTACCAATTAATAATTTATCTCTGAAATTAGTAATACTCTTAGGAGCTAATATTGAATATGACTTATTTAAAATGTCACTTAATTCAGTATAACTATCATATCGTCCTGATAATTTAACTGTAAATTCACTATAGTTGTTTATTTTAATATTAGTTATTAATCCTACTGTACTTTCATATGCTCCAGCATCTAAAGATTTAATTACAGCTATATCAATATATTGATATGATGTATCTAATTCATATAATGTCAGCTCTAATGATTTATTATTAATGCTATTAAATAAATAAGGATACATTCCATAAACATTATCATTATATAAACTTCTTAACGTATGATAACTATAAGAAGAATAATTTAAAGTTTTAGAAGTTCCTAATATAATAACTCTATTAGACAATACTGACCAATTTGTAATAACATCTTTATATTTATACCTAATGCATACTTGATAAACACCTGCATTATAAATACCATCTACTTCTGATTTTAATGATAATGTAGGTTGGTCAAACACTGGACAATTTGTAATTAAATCTAAATCTGAAGATACGGATAATTCTTTAGTTACAGGATCAATACCGTTTATGAATGGTAAGTTATCTATATTTAAAACTTTAAGTTTATTAATACTATCAATCCAAGCTAAAACAACTTCACCTTTTTCATTATATTTATACACTACTTGTAATTCAACATTAGGTGTTAAGTCTAAATCTGCATATAATAATAAAGTTACAGATGTACCATCAAATTTAGATATCCTATCTCTACCTGCTGTTTGTTCACTTGAGAATATATATAACGCCGTTCCAGTATTACATACTCCAACAACTTCACCACCTATAGTAGATACATCAACAGTGCCATAGTCAACTTCTATAACATTATTAACTCGTCTTATATTCTTTGCATTAACCCATGTACCATCTACATAATCATAAATGTTTGCATCAGGTTGCATACCACCTGTAAATCTCATATTATTCTAATGTATTTAAGTAATCACGTGTATCTCTTTCTTCCCCGTAGGGTTTTATGAAGCCTCTCATAGTAGCATCTATATTTTCCATAGCTTCATCATAATCATCTAACAATGCAATTCTAACCTTTTTTAATGATAATTCCCATTGTAAAGCTGGATTTGTATATGGATTATTGTTAGCTAAACTTTGTCCTAGTACTGTACCGCCTTTTGTTAATATACGATAAAGTGTATAACTTTCCAAAGCGTTCAATAAAACTCTATTATATGGCACATAAGGGAACGATATACCCAGAACTTTGTTATATGCACTATCAATACCTTTATAATAAACGTAAGTTGTACCGCTTTCAAAATTGCATATAATATGACCAGATTTTGTATATTCATAAAAATATGTACCACTTATTTCAATATTTTCATTAGGTTGTCTCATTACACCATCTTGTATATATGACATTGCTTTACCATCTTTTGTTATGAATAAAACACGTTCTACGTTACAAGGTAATTTGCCACGTCTACCTGCAATTGTCATTTTATACGGTTCTTGTCTTGAATAAGATAATGGCATATCTATTTGAGCCATCGCATCTGCAACCCACTCAGGTAATCTAGTTATCCAATCTGTACTACCTGTAATTGTATAGCTATTATCTATTTTAGCTACTAACACTTCACTACTAATACTATGATATATCATCTCTAGTCTCCTTATAATAACTGGAATCGAATCGTTTAATTAAAAACATTTTGTCTTTCACACCTAATTCATTACAATTTATAATATCATCTATATTTTCAACATTGCTAATAAATAATTCTTTATTGCGTAGTTTAGTATTTATAAATGATGTAGGTTTAAAAGTATATTTAGATAATTCAGTCATACTCTTATCTTTATTTCCCCATATAAAATAAGGAACCCAATCATCAGTATGATAGATTATCCATTTTGGTAAATCAGGATTACTTGGTGAATACGTGTGAGATTTCATAGCATGTGTAAACTGTCTAATGTTATACTTATGCAACTCTTTATATTCGGTATATAATTGATGCTTTCCTTCCGCTTCTTGTTTTTTAGCTATTGATTCTAATAGTGCATATGATGCAGCATAATCAACTATTCCTCTTGTTTCACCTAATTCATTTATGAAATTCTTATGTCTTTCTTTAATATATATTTTACCTAGGTTAGGGCCAATATAAAAAACATATCCTTGCAATATCCAATTAGATATATAGTTATAATACGCATCTAATATTTTTTTATACGCACTACTTGTTATTAATGCAGATTCAGTATCTTTTAATTTCTTTTTACATTTTAAATCATTAGCTGTATATTCCATTATAGCTACACAGTTAGTAGCTAATTCTTTATTTTCTAAATGTTTTTTAACAGCCTTTGCATATCTATGATGTTTAACTTCATCATACATATTAGGTGAGAATTGAATACTACGTAAGAACTTAAATAGTCCTCTTATTTTTAACAATTCTTCTTTATAAGGCATTATCTTTTTATACAGCTTTATTTTAATAACATAGATTTCTTTTCTCTCTGCTATTAATGGCTCTTGTTGAGACAATATCAAAGATATATATTTATCATAATATGCTTTAATATTATATTTAGTATTATGCTTTGCCACTAGATGTAGGGTTTGATATTAACATTGATGCTACTTCAGCTACTATAGAATTTATCATATCATTAGGACATGGAAATTCATTTAACAGTGCTTCACCATTATCTAACTTTTGTACTTCTTCATTACCAATTTCAATTAAATATGGTAACTCAAATGCAGCTGTTAATTCAACAGTTGCTATTTTATGATTATTAAATATGTAAAGGTAGTCATGCTCATAAGTATAACATGTAACATCTGACATAAACTGTGATAATCTACGCATCCAAAAGGATTGCTTATTTGAATATTGTAATATGAATCTGCCATCTTTACTACCAACACTTTTAAATGGGGCATACTCATTTGTACGGATAGGCTTATATATTTTATACTTGCTTCTTAATACCCCTCTAGTTTCATCATATTGCATTTCAACATCGTAAGTTATTAAATAAGCCTCTTGAGGTCTACCTTTATTTATATCGTCTCTTATACGTTTAGCGTATGCTGAAATAAATAGATTAGCGGCGGCTATCAATTGAATATTGTAATCTACAATATCAGGTTTTATCTTAGCAATTGCTAAACATTGGTTTGATATCTCTTTTAGAGTTGCCATTATAACGTTCAATTAAATTATTTAAAATATTACTGAAAATAGGTTTTACTAAATAGTCATCTGCCCCACTATCTAAACTATTATTTATATTTGTAAAATCATCTGATGCACTTAACATATAAACTGCACCTTTAAAATTATCAATTCTTAATTTATTAACTAAATGAAAACCTGAAATGTTAGTACCTAACCTTACATCCATAAATACAATATCAGGTTTAAATTCATTAATTTTATCTATGGCTATATATGGATTATTTATTAACAATACTTCATAATTCATATTCTTAAGCATTGCTCCATATAAAGTTAGATCATTTGGATTATCGTCCACAAATGCGATTTTCTTACTTTTCATAACTTGCTAATTTAGGAAATACAGTAAATGCAAAATTTGAAAGTAATGTCTTAATATCACAATCTATACTACGTTGTTTAGATAAATAATCAACTCCTACAAACCCTATTACATACCCATTATCATTTTTAATAGGCCATAGGCATACGGTTTTAACTCCTTGACTATTTAATATTTTTCCTATTTTTTTATCCATTATTGTATCCACATTACAACAAGTCACTGCTTCTTCTTGTATATCTTGGATGAATGACGTATGATGTGATAATGTTAAATTTTGGCGATTATCAGCTTCTATGCTTACTCCAGGTTTAACTTCTTCATATGAACAACTAAAATAAATAGGGCTTGCATCAGGATGAAACTGATATATGTAAGTCCTATCACTTTTAGTTATTCCAAGTAAGACACCTAACATTCCATGTATCTCAGCATCTATCTTTATACGTTGGTTTATTAACTTATACTTTCTATTTTTTAATCTTCTTATTCTAAAACGTTCCCATTTGATAGTAGCCAAGCCACCTATTATTGCTGCTATTATAGCAGCGCCTCCTGTTATATATTCGGGTGCTAGTGCCATTACTTAATTGTTTTAAATTACACTTAATCTTTAACCATAAATGCTATTAAATAGAAGTGATCATCTGTATTATAAACATCGTAAGGTATATTATCAACTGATACTTTTATAATGTTAGGTAACAAATTATCTTCTATTTCGCCATTTAAATACTCTTGAAATTCACTTTCAAATTTATTAACTTGTTCAATTGTACTCTTATACTTTTCACGTAGTTGATTAATTTCTTTATTAAACTCAGTTGCTTTTGTATCATCAATGTTAACTTCTGTACCACCTGTTTTCAAATCTTGTTTAACTACATCGCCTCCATCTTTGGGTTTAGTTGAATACTTACGAAGCAATGTACTGTACTCATTGTAATATTCTTGATACTCAGGTACTGTTTTAATTTCATCTTTGATTACATTATACAAAGGTTCTAATCTACTTTTATTGACACCTAATGCAAATTTCATACTGTGATTTTCAGATTCTTTAGGTAGTCTAAGTTTATCAAAATGATTAAAAAAATTAAATACTTCTCGTCTTGTCATGTTCTTTATTGTTTAGATTATACATTAATAGATTATAACAATATCTTTTTAATTAACCTTATAAATATAAACAATAAAATACAGAAATGCAAGTAGTTTGTAAAAAAAGTTTAATTTTTTACTATTGCAATCCTGTACTTTATTGTATAAGTTTATAGGATTATTTACTATTCCTCATTCTTAGCTTTAACCTTTTCAACTAGAGCTTCGATTGATTTAATAATTACAATTAATACTCCTTCAATAATGGCATTCTCTTCAGGTGTATTATCAACCAATGGAATTTTAATATAACCTGATAGAATAGTAGAAATGTTAGCTGCTTCTTCTTCTAGCTCTTCTACAGTTACTTCATTATCATCAAAAATGTTTACCATTGAATCACTGAGAATTTCACAATCCTCTTCTGGCATTTTTGAAAACAGTTTATCATTTGCAAAGTTTAATAGTAGACGTATTCCAAGTCCATCAATTGGTTCTGCAATACCAGCTTTAATTTTATCATCAAGATAATCAACTGTTACATCAATAGCATCTTTTCTAATTCCTGCCATGTTATTTCTTTTTAAGTTTGTTAATATTGTTTTTACCTTTATATAAATAATGTACCCAACCTAAAGCAATCATTATTTCAGCTCCTGTTTCCAATGCACCACTCCATTGCGTTGGTAATTTAGCACCAAATAATTCATTTGCAAAATAGATAGCTGTACCTATTTTAGTTTTATGTCCATCTAAAAAATTCCATACTTTTTTAGCGATGGTAACTATCTTTTTCTCATCTTTAGGTTTATCAGTCATATTTATATAATTATAATACTAAGTAAAATACTACTTGCTGTTGAAATTAGTAGTATTAGACTTTTCATGTTGTGATTTAACTTTCTCATTTATTATCTTATTAATCTTATCTACTTCAATTTTTGTAATTCTACTTTCTGGTTGCAATGATTTAAAATACTTAGCTTTTATTACATTCTTATGTATATCAGAAAAGAAGTCATGCTGTATACCAAACCGCATTTTAAGTTTATATTTATTATTCTTCCTTGGCATCTGTAAAAGCTTTAATAATGTCCAATGGAACATTGTTGTATTCTGTTTCACGCTTTGATAACTTATACTTAATACTTGTACCTAAAAAGTTACTATTCCAAATATAACCTGTACAATCATGATAATCCTTTAATATCTCAGTTTTAATATCTAAAGATTTATCATCTAATAAATACCTTTGCAATATATTAGCTTTAGGTATATTTGTTAATAGTAAACGTTTGAGCAATTTACCTGCTGCAATGTGTGCCATGTATGCACCTAATGAATTAGCATATCCTGGAGTAATTAGACCATAGGCTAGCTTATACCACCATCTGGTATCTTTCATCATTAAATGTTTGTTACATAACTTATGAGATAATGTTGCAGTTTTAGATGGTTCTGTTTTATAAATCCATTCTTTTTTAGTATTGTCATAGTGCCAATACGGTAGATTAGGATCAACAGACAATAATTCTGTAATACTGTAATGTTTATTTAATCCTGTGATTAATTGCCCTAATTTAGATATAGGTATTATAAATAATTGTGATAGTAACTCTAATGTTCTATAAAGTACTAAATTGAATTTCTTATTTTTACCTTGTAAATATTTAGTCCAACACCATAATGTAGGAGTCATTCTAAAACGTCTACTTAAACGATATGGTATTTTACTAGTAATATTAACAAGTTCATCACTGTCACCTTTAATGTATAAAGCAGATACTGCTAAAATATATTGATCACGACTAAAGTCATCTTCACTATGTCTAAAAGGTGCTCTAGCTCCCTGTACTAATTTACGATGTCTTTTGTTAATCATTGTAAACTCCCTAAAGGAAGAAAGGATGCTACTCTTTAACTTAGCATTACCGTATGCTATATAAGCTAAAGATGTTCTATATAGGCCATCCCCTCTACCATTATCATCATGACCCTTCTGAGCCATATACCTTAGGTTTTCATCCCAATAATTAAACGTATAATCTACTTTATCATTAAACATAACTACTTAATTGCGTTTAGGTTAGTTCTGTGAAATTGTGTATCTATCCATGTGTCGATAGCGTTTACTGATGCTATAAATGCCTTAAATTCAGCACCTGTTACACCATTACCCATATTTTCTTCATCTGCAATACTAGATGATAAACCTCTAGATACATAGTATTGGTTCAACTTATGAATACTTGCACTAAGTTTTTCAAAGTCCATTGATATATCAACAGCTTGTGCCATTGCTACATTATTTGCATTGTTGTGCGCCATAGTTTAATTTATTTATATATTTATACTATTTGGAATAAATTTTGTTTTATCAGTTGGATATAATCCTAACATAGGCGGTTCAGGTTTAGGTACAAAGAAATATAGTTCATCATCCGCCGAAGACCCCAATACGAAATATTCATCTGTCATACCTATATGATTTGCACATTTTGCGCCACTAGGAATTGTTATATCACTAGACATTGTTGCAGTACTTAAATTATCAATACCTGTAACTAAATCAAAGTTAGTAACAATATTACCACCTGCTGTAATTAACTCATTTGCACCTACCTTCCATAATCCACTTCTGTATCTCGGCCCATCCTTTCTACTATGATAACTCATAGTTGATAAGTTACCACCTGTCATAGTATATCGTACTACATCATCCCACATATTTATATATAATACGTTGTCACCGATTGCATATATACCTCTTATTTGGTCGTATGTATCTACATAATTAACATCATCATACCAATATTGAGATAATGTAGTTATATCGTAGGCAGTTGACATATTATGTTGCCTAAATACCTTGTCCAAAACACTATATGTATATAATTTACTTCCATCTTCAGACATATACATATTTTGAATCCAATGTCCTGTAACTGATAACTTAGTCTTAACTAACGTTAAACTTATAGTATACGATGAACTCAACTTAGTTATACTTACAGTATATTCTCGTAAATCATCTTGGTCTGCTATTATAATATTCCCATTATTATGGTTAATTGTTGCAGTATAAGAATAATTTAAAGATAAATTATCATACATGTTATATTTACCTGCATATACCCACTTGTCAAAAGTAAACGCCATTATAAATCAAGGATTAAAGTTACTACTACATCTTTTGCCTTTGTTGTAGGCGTACTAGCATAATAACACCTTATATCCAACACTTCTTTATCAGCCAATGTGTTATTACTTGTATTCACTCCAGTAAACTCCCTTAATATGTTACCTGTGCTAGTATAAGCCGGAGTTGTACTAAAGACTTCATAATATGTACCCATTAATGTACCACTTGCATCAGCTCGTCTTGCACCTACGTATAGTGTATGGCTAGGTTTAGTACCACATGATATATACATTGATTTAATCTTTAACCCTACCATATCAGGTGTTATATTAATCCTTGCTACATGCTCCCACGATGTTCCTACATCTAATTCCCCACTTTCCATTGTTGTAAGTTGAAGCTGTATTCTAGTATTAAGTATTACCTTACCTGAACCATCACTATATATCTTAATATCATTACCATTCTTTTGCCATATTTCTTGGTCACTTGTACTATCTAATATAAGGTTACCTTTTGCATATAAGAGGTCTAAGTATGTAGATTTGAATCTCTTAGCTGTTTCTCCTATATCTGCACCACTATCAGTATCTGGTTTTAATATGCCACCTACTGTAATATCTACACCTGCTGTTATACTACCATCTGCTACAATAGAATTAGCTGCTGCTGGTGAACTACTACCTAAATTTATACCATTAGGACTAATATTTAATATCTCACTATTATTTATATAGAATTTGTAATAACCTGAATCAGAATATGTATCGAATGTATAATATCCCATAGCATTAAATTCCAAGTAATCAGTAGTACCACCTTTTATACCTTTAATGTATGTAGTTTGTGAATCTCTTAAATTCCATGCTAATGTTTCACCATCATCAATTCTTACACCATTATAAAACATTGCTACACCACTTAATATAGCAATGTCTGTACTTGTACTACCACCTTTTAATGTATTGATATACATGTTAGCGTCTTCACTATCTACTGTATTATCAACTACTACTACAGCTATATTACCATACACCTTTTGTGTAACAGGACTAGTCTGAGCATTATATGCTACAAAGTTTTGTACCATCTGTGCACCACTACCTAAAGCTGTATCATTTGATATAGTAAAATTACCTGTTACATCTAGCTTACTATATGGTGATGTAGTGCCGATGCCTACATTTCCACTATTATTATTGTGTATATTATCACCTGATACAGTCCAGTATGTAGTAGAGATAGTACCATTACTTGCACTAGTTACTCTACCGTATTGATCTACTGTAATATCAGCATTAGTATAAGTACCTGATGTTACACCTGACATATCACTTATCTCTGACATTGTATGTGTATGACTATTAGGTGCATATACTCCACTATGTGTATGATTACCTATAGCTAATTGACCTGCACCACTTCCTACATCACCGTTACTATCCAACGTTTCATAAGTTACACTACTAGTAGTAATATAACTAGAATGAGTGTGATTACCTTCTGCTACTGTACCTGCTGTAGTACCTAATGGTAAATTAAATCCAGTTTCATGTATAAATATAGGTTCATATAAACCATCGTGGTCACCCCATCCATATGCTGTATTCCAATTGCTTACGTTGGTACTAGATATTCCATCTAATACAATTTTATTACTATGATTGTGTAATAATGAATGGTTAAATGTACTTTCATGTCCTGCTGCTAACCATGTATCAGCCCTACCCTCAGTTAAATACTGTGCATGGTCATCATCAGATAACCCGTCTAACTCACCATGGTCAGATGATGGTAGTATAGCTTTAATTGCAGCTTCAGTTAATAATGATGAATTGCTATTACCTATACTTGTAGTTAATACATTTAGATAATCTGACCAGTTGTTAGTACCTACTCTAGATAATATACGTATATCACCAGCAGCTGAGTTGTTGATAGTTATATCTAATATGTCTGTTAAATTCTTTATATACATATCCTAAAAATTTGTTATAATTTTAGATACTCCAAATCCTAATACTGATGGTATAGTTGGATAATAAGCACCTGTTACAATACTAGGGTTATTTACATTAGATATATCTATTTTAAAATATACCATTTTATATTGGGCAATAGGTGTTCTTAAACAAGTACCACCTACTATTACTGTATTACCGTCTCCTGATATAGCATATGTAGAAGGTTTATAGTAATAAAATGACCAATCTGATAGTGTAGTTACATCAGGTATAGCAGTTATTGTTTTAGTATGTATATTATATATGCTAAGTTGTAAATGATTATCGTATGTATAACTGTCCTCAAACGAATCAAAGTATTTACCTAATAATATATTACCGTTAGCTCCCATATTATTACATACTGGTAAATAAAACACATTACCTGTTTCTATAATCTGATGTTCATCTTCAAAAGTTGCGCCATAATTATAACTAATATGGAATCTAGTTGTTCCGCCATAACTTCTATTATGTTTATTGTATGGTGGTTGTACTCCACATAACAATCTACCATTTGGGTTAACTGTCCAATATATAGTATCACATGTATAAGTTGCATCATCTAATTCCCAATGGTCTACTACATATTTTGTATTATCTAAGTCAAATGTAGGATTTAATCTACTAGATATATCAGTTAATGTAGAACCTCCATCTAATGATAACCATACTTTAAGTTTAGCAATGCTCCATATTTCAGGTGACCCGCTACCACTTTGATTACCCTCAGCATAGAACTCTTCTTTTTCAGTAAATATTACTACATTAGGAGTTAAGGTAGAATGACCAACTCCTATATAATCATCTGAATATACACCATTTTGATACTCATGTCGCATTATACTTATTACCAAATCAGTTACGCTATCTATAGTAACACCATCCCAATCATATGGTAATGTTCTATAGTCATAGGTATTGGAATATATAGTATTTCTATAAGGTATTGTTTCACTTACACTATTACATACTAAATACTGTAAATATGTATTACTACCAACTTCCTCTACATACCTTAATATATTATCGTATGTATCAGTTGGATGTCTAGATACACCTAATAAATTAATTATTCCATCCAATGGTGTATCAATAACTACTCCATCTGTTGATATATCGCCTGCGTAATCTTTTATCAATGAGAACTCAGCATAACCACTTGAATTGGTATTTACTAAGTACATTCTATTCCACCTTGTGCATATAGCTGAATACTTTGCATCAGGGTCATAACTTACAAGATTCCAATCTTCATTATACCTATCTATTATCTTAATATCACCATCAAACATAAGAAATGATATATACTTAAATGTATAATCATCATATCCTGAACCATCAGGTTTAATATCTGATAATATTAATTTCTTATGTCCACCACGTATATTACTCATTACGCTATATGATAATTAGTTACAAATATAACATCTCTAGCAAATCCATTACCTGAAACAGTAAATGTAGTTTCACCTTCTACAGTATGTGTACCAGCAGTTGCAATAATTAAATCATTATTATTCTCAGTTGCACTTACATCCTTAACAATCCATACTCTAGCTCTAGTATCACTACCTGATAAATCAGGGAACGTTAATGTTAAGTCTCCAGATGATTTATCTATTAATATTACTTTAGTATCTGCATCTACATTTGCACTTGTAGATACGACTTGTGCTTTACTTTCATCAATCACTTCCTTTATAACATCGGCTGTTACTAAATAAGAATTTGTATTCTCAGTGTATAAATCAGTACTTACTGCATACCCATTATTTAATAATGAACCTGTTGTACCATTCCAACTAGGTATATAACCATCTGTTGAATTAAGAGTGGCTCCTAATAATGATGAAAATATAATACCATCGCCAGTGGGATTAACTCGTAATAACCTATCTTTTAATGTACTATAGTCATTGGCTACATCAGTTAAATCAGTTATGGCATAAGATGTCTTATTAACCATTGATTTATCTTGACTGTATGTAACTAAGTATTCAACTGTACCATATGTACCATCTTCTACACACATTATTTGCATGTAGTTAGTATCATTAGCTATAAACTCACCTGATAGTACAGTGGCGTTAGACGGTAATGATAAACCATCATTATTATCATTTGATACAATCTTAGCTGTATATATCTTATTTGTAATAGGATTTGAAACTGTTACATTTATAATACCTTGTTTATTAAATGTAACATTTTCTATTTCATATAAGCTATGGTCTATTGCCCATGTTGTATCTCCAGTACTAATTGTAGTACTTTTATGTCTTCTAAATCCATAACCTGTATCATTAAAGCTATTCTCCATCGACCTAGCTGTAATAATGCTAGCGTCTGCACTACTAAGGTCAGTTGGACTAAGATATGCCATTAAATGATTTAATGTAACACCTGAGCTATTGAGATGTAATAATGCATCTTTAGCATTATCTGTATGGGTAACTAAATATCCACCATAATTACCTACTAACGGTTTACTGTCTAAATATGTAGTATTTAAATTATCTTTATATGTAGCTAGTATATTACCTACTGAATTAAGTGTAGATAATAAACCATCTTTGATAGATTGGTTACCTTTTATATATAATGCTGTACCTGCTCCATCTGCACTAGCAGCTTCACCTATAGTTACCCTATTGGTAATACTAGTTGGATATAATCCATGTGTTGCATCTAATGACCAATATACATCTGGTAATGTAATTAAATCATTTACGTCAACCCATTTAAAAGTTAAATTAGTAGTATCATCATAACTAGTAAGTAACTTTTTTATAGTAGTGTTATTAGGCGGTATGATATTAAATTCATTTCTTGTTCCAGTTGTATCATAATACACTATACCATGATTCTGTATATAACTTGGTCTAATACCTACTATTCTCTCAACTAATGTTTCAGAATACGGAACACTTAAATATAACTGATTATCATCAGCATATAAATGACAGTATTCAGCACCCACACCTATAGATGGAGTGCTAATACTATCTGATATATTAACTAATGTTAATAAGGAGCGTACGTACATAAGATATCCTCCTTATTTTATGATGGTTGTGTTAAAAGAGTAGGGTCTAATATTAATGTTACTCTAAATACTTCACCTGCTCCAGGTTGGTTAGTAAATGCTATATCAACTGTACCTTTATCTCCATTACCGTCATCCCTATAAACTCTAGTATTACATTGAATAGTCTCATATTTAGTTGTACTGCCATCTGTATATTTACGTTGTACTATAGCCAATACCCAATCGCTATCATAGTCGGTACTACCAATAATACTATCTATTGTATCACTCGCTACATATTCAGTATTAACTAATGTGAAATCAGATTGTCCTAATTCATATACTGCAATAGAACCATTGTAGAATACATTAGTACTAACATAATTACTAAGTAGATATATACTACTAAGTTGAGAAGCAGTTACATTACCATTAATTAATTTGTCTCCTGTAGTATCATATACTGCAAGTAAATCTGTAGCTACAGCATCTCTAGTTACACCTGTATCACTTATAGTTTGTTGAATTAGAGTATAATTAGTATTATATGTAGATACTTTAATACCACTAATTGGTGTACCATCTGTCGTACCTTGTAGTACATTAGTTAAATAACCTGCTGTACCACCTGTATCTGCTGCAACTAATTTATCTGTATTTGTAGTACGTGCTACCCATGACATAGTACCTGTTGTAGTAGCTGCTAATACATATAAATCTTCAGTCGGATATGCTTGTGGTAATAAGTATGTTTGGTCTGTTGCAGTAGCTGGTGCTTGTAGTGTTACATAATGACCTGTTGCCTCAGGTGTGTATAATACTAGTGCACCTGCTGAACCTGAACCACCTAATGGTAATTTAGTACTTTGGATAAATTCACCAATTGTACCACTATCCCAAGGTGTATTGTATGCAGGTCTAAGTATAAAACCTTTTCCACCATTTGCTTCAATTGGGTTACCTAAAGCATTAGTCATTAATACTCTATTTAATCCACCTGCTAAACCATATTGAAATTTAATAGTATGTACTCCTGCTGAGTACGAATATACAGTATCTACCCAATTATCTGTATCTCCTAATAGATGAACATCGTGAGAACTAGATACTTGATTATCTGTACTATTATCTGCTCCTATTTCCCATGAATATGTACCAGCTGGCTCTGGTAATAAATTCAATACTGAAATCTTCTTATGGATAGTACCACTAGTATCATATATTGCCAAATAGTCATCATCAGCAGGTATAGTTAATTCAGTAAGATTAGGTATATCCATACTAAATGTAAAGTTAGTTAACTTTACACCTTCTTCTGCACCATATGGTAATTCACTAGAACTATATTGTAATACCCACTCTGTACCATTCCATGTAAATCTTACATCTTTATATGTAGGAGACGTACCATCGTTATCTACAAATGTTGTAGCACCTACTTTATAATGTACTTCTTGTAGTGGGTCATTAGTATCTTCATCTAAGAAGTCTTCTACTTTAGTCCAACTATCAACACCACATTCAACTATCCAAGTGTTATATGTATCATTACTAGCTTTAACTAAAACTCTATCTCCTGTGGTAATAGTATTACCATCAATAGTAACAGAACCTGCTACTGGAGCTGTTAATGCTGAACCACTGTTATCAAATACAGCTTTAACGTGTTGTAGATATATAACACCTATTGTAACAGCACGTTCTACATAATCTACTGTTGCAATAGCATTAGATATCCCTGCAATTAACTCTCTATATGATGTAGCACTAGCTGAGTATATTCTAGCTATACCATCTCCTTTTGGTGCAAGATAAATATCTATATTAGACCCACCACCTTCACTAGCAAAACCTACACCTTTATATTGTCCAGTTGTACCACTATACCCATTAAGTACACTTAAATAATTATCAGCACTTGCAGTAGGGTCAGGAAATGATAGTTGTATATTACCGTTCTTATCCCGTATATCTAACGGGTTAATGAACATTAAATCACTTCTATATTGCATAATTTCTTAATTTAATTAGTTAGCTGTTAATGTACCATCAAACGGATGTCTATTATACAACCTAAATACTGAGGTACTAATCTCTTTATATTCTAATACAACTCCTTCACCATCAGATGTGAATACTAAATGAGAAGGATATTTACTACCTGTATGTGCTACCTCAATATAATATTTATTATATGGTTTACTTACATCTTCTATCCAATCTGCTATTACAAATGTAGCAGTGTGATTAAAGTCATCTCCTCCTCCACTACTACCTGATACTATAGGATGCCATTCATCATCATACCATCTATATTTTACTACACTGTCACCATCCCTAACAGCTTGCATTATCAAGCACTCTAATCCATCAGGTAATCTGGTAGACGATAATGCATCTCTATCTGCTATCGTTTCTACAACAGTTCTATTATCTACATGAGTTGCACTTAAAATGTGAAACCCTGTAAACATAGGTAAATATGGAGAATATACTGTAGTTGCCATTACTTAAATTGTACTGTTAAGGGTGCATCAATATCATTAGTTAACAATGACCTTACTACTGTATAAGGGGTCATACCAGCTAATGTTGCATACTGAACACTATCAAACTCTGTATCATATGCACTAACTTGGTTAAACCCACTTAATATAATTTCTTCTACAGTTCCCCATTCTGTAGGATATACAAAGTACACGTACACTGGGTCACCAATTCCTATTTCAACTTCCATACCTAATGATCTAGTATTATCAGAAGTTAAAACACTTTGTATTTCTTCAGCTGTTAAATTACCATCTGTAGAAACACCATAATAATAAGGTTTATTGTTTAAATCCATAGGTGGTTGTGAATAATCTAAAGTTACATCAATATCAACGGCTGCACATCTAAAGCAATTTAACACATCGTTATATTCATTTAATGTATAAATTTGAGATTCAGGTATCTTATCGCTTATTTCATTATACAAAGTCAAATCATCTTGTATAATACATTTAAATAACAACCAAGCATTATATGCTGTTATCTTAGCACTCTCTAAACCTTTACCATATTTATCTTCTTGTAACCACTGTGATTCCCATACAGCATTGTAAATGTCTCTATATGCTAACATATGAGCATAAACTACTGCATCTTCACGTATCGCTATACTATAGTTATCAAATATCATAATTAAGTATGTATTTCTTAGTTCGTACTATTGCATTATTAATACTATGAAGTTTATCTAATGTAGTAACATCTGTTATATCAGTTTGAATTAATAAAAACTCATTACTTCCTAAATAACTCAATGATAAGTGATGTAACATATTAAAATCATAAACTGTTTCATTACTACAAGGATTACAATCATCTTCACAACATGAACATAGAATACTCTTAATATAGCTTCTTAACTTAGCTTTAACTTCTTCATAGCATATATATACAAATATACTCTCACCTGTATTACCATATTCCTCTAAATGAAAGTAATAAACTCCATCAGAAGACAATGTTACAGTTTGTTCTGTTACAGGCGTATCAAATGTTTGTACTACTTCCCAACTGTTATTTTCATCTAATTTATAAACAGTTGTTGTAAATTGAACAACACTACTTACAAATATTACACTTGTTGGTGTTACTATACTGCCTATTGGTGCGAATGATGTTGCCATTATAATCTATGTGTTTTTTGTTCAACTGATTGTTCTGTCTTTACAGCTTGATAGTTTTCACCTTTAACATTTGCAATTATTCTAGATACAACTGCATCTATTATAGATGGATGAGTTACTTCATTTATGTCAGATGAAATACCATAATCTAAATTTACACGTCTAGGTGTTCTAATATATGTCAAGTTTGCATTACGTATTTTAAAATGTTCACTATGATATATATAAATTTCATTGTTTGAAATAACTGCTAAAGGTGCCGTTGATGATGTATAACTATCATTTAATTGTAAATTAGCTGATAACTCTTTAGTTGTTATCAAACATGGTACATATATAATCTTAGCTATCTTAGAACCATTTGTAAAATTAACATTAGTTTCACTGGCACATGTTATTATATCACCTGTTGTACTTATAGAAGTACCACCTATTGATGTAAAATCATCTCCGGATTGAGCATCTACAATTAAATATGAGCCTATTTTAACTCGTCCTTTTGAAAACTCTCTTAATGATATAGTAGCATTTATAGATTGGTAAGCTAACATATTGTAATTATCAATCATATACAACTCTGAACTTACCCAAGTTGGAAATGCAGTTAAAGGTTGTAATTTGACATTAGTACCAGATAATATAGTATCATTTGTTGTAGCTTTAATAACTACACCTTTTCTTATTTCATTTGTACTATAACCTATACTTTCCCAATTACTATATGTACCTTTTTGTATAACTTTATATGTTACACCTTCAATTATGGATATATCACCACTTGTACTATCTAATATTGATAAATTAGATACTACTTCATCTCCATTACTGGGAGAACCTGGAAATATACCTGTCCAATCAGTACTACCAACTGTTATAAAACGATACCTAGTTTGATGTCTTATCAAACCTGATGTAATAGAACCTGTGGTAAATGAAGGTATTTCAAAAGTAGCAAAGTTACCATCTGTAAAATCTTCATCTGGTAACTTTGGTAAATCAATATTAGTATATAAAGTTCTTAGATTAGTTGATATAGCTTTCATTTCATCTCTAGTGCTAGGCATTAATAAAGATGAACCTATATCATTTACCGCTTTTAATATAAACTCTATACTTATATTGCTTATTAAAGAGTCTTTAACTTCTTTAGGAATTTTGCGATAAGAGTTGGAGTTAAGATGATTAACTCCAACGTCTATCGCAGTATGCATTTGAACAATGTTCATATTACATTATTAAAGGTAATTAGCAAAGAGAGTTTCTAAGTCAGCTATTAGTGTTGCATTTCCACTTTTAGCTGCAATCATAAGATGTTGTGTGAAATTCTCAGCTTTAAACGGGCCTGCTGCTTTACCACTATTAAACTCAATATCGTAAATATGATATGTAGCAGTGGTATCTAAATTGGTAGGAGCATTAAAGAATTGTTCACTTCTATACAATGACTTATGGTCACCTTTATGAGATGATAATTCTTCTTCTAATGCAGCAACATGAGTAGGTGTACCTACACCGCCGTTCCACATTGCATATCCAATATCAGCTACGCCTGCTCCATCTAATGCTGCATTTCCATATTTAGTCGCTAATGTAATAGGTGTATTAGCATCATAATATACACCATCAATAATAGCACCTGATAGATCAGCTTTTGCAGCTTCAATTACATTACCTGCTCCTATTAAATCATCCATTACAAATACACCAAAGTTATTAACAGTAGTGCCTCTAAACTTAATACCATCGTCAGTATTATGTAAGCTAGCAGTTACACTTTGTAAACTATCATTATTAATTTTTGCAATTAATCTATTAAGAACTGTTACAATAGTATCTCCAGTTCTACCAATAGTTGTATAATAACGTTTACGGTCAGTTTGATGAATTGATTTGTCACGATTCTCAATTACAATTGTATATGTATTACCAGCAGCTGGTGTAAAGGATACAGGTTTAGCTTCATCACCAAATGCCATTACTTTAGCAACTGGTGCACTATATGTATTCTTTTTAATATCTACAATATTATTACCATTTAATACAATTACGTCTGGATTAACACTTGAACCATGACTTAGACATACATTAAGCAATGCATTAGGTAATGCATTATTGGAAATACCTGTATCAGGATCGACACTGTTACCTGTTTCAGCGTTAATAAATACGATAGCACCTGCAATTAGATTGTCAACAGTATTTAAACCTGCTACCAAACTATCTTCAACATCTACTCCGTAGTTTTCGTTTGTTACAAAAATATGTTTCATAATTACTTCTTATTTTTACTAGATAACGTTTTATACTTCATTTCATATGAATTGATAGTTTGTGAATTGTCTTCATTCTTAAAGTATTCTATTACCTCTGGAATGGAGTTACCTAATACCAATTCTTTATTAGCTCCATCGACAATAGTTTGAGATGCTGGAAGTTTATATAGTACACCTTTTAAAACATATTTAGCAATGCTAGCTTTCAACTCTAAATCGTTATCACTAGCTGCATCTATTAACCAATCTGGATAATTAGTTGCAATATGTTCAAGTTCTATTATTAATTCATCTTCCAATAACTTATCTACATTGCCTTTAGCTTCTATTAATGAGAATGCCCATATAGCATCACGTAACGTTTCATCCTTACTCATAATTGTAGATTGAGCTTTAATTATACTACGTTTACGCTTAGCTTCAAGTTTAACTTTCTCAATTTGTTCTTCTTCTGTATAAATATAGAATCTTATTTTAGAACTAGAATCTAAATAATCTATTTTATTAGCTACATGAGAATGTTCTAATGCAACTCTATATTTAATATAATCCTCTTTATTAATCGGAGTACCATACAGAATTCGATATTTATAATCAATATTACTTTCAACATAGTCAGCTAATGACTTATCGTCTTTTATACTTTTATGTTTATTTTTTAATTCCTCAATGTACTTTTCTCTTCTTGGATCTGAAAGTGAATACTTATATCCAACTTCTAACTTCAATGTATTATTCACATATATTACTAAGGAACCAAAATATCCTACTAATCTGCTATCCCATGTTGGAGATTGTGCAGAGATACCTAAGAGTTCAGGCATCAAGAGTTCCATAAGAGAATTATCACTCTTTAAAATAGATGTAGATCGCTTACTCTCACCTAGCCGTTCTGGCCCACGAGGTAAGTGTGATGAATTCACCTTTTGAAATTCACTTTCTCTTTGCCTAACTCTTAGCTCCACTTGATTATTAACTTCTATCATAGTCAGTAAGTTATTATATTTTCTTTTATACTATGTTAATTACTATTTTTTATTCACCTTCAAATTCAATTAAGAATGAGGTATATGGATTTTTCATATTAATACCGGCACTCATAATCATTTCATAAGATGCTACATCTTTTTTGGTAGCTGCTCTTGCTACTCCTGAACTTGCAGCTGGCGCCCATACAGCAGGAATAGTTGACATACCTTCATAGATTTTAACTAGCTTCTCACGACCTTCTTCAGCTACCATCTCTACATTACGACCACCTGTTCCATCAATAGATACATCTAAGATAGCCATATTGTAAGAATAGAATGGATGTCCATTATGCATTCTGCCATTACGACGATCCATCTGTGCTTTGGTACTATGATTAAAATAATCACTCTCTTGTACTGTGATAAGTACATCATTAATAGTCTTATACTGCTTAAAGTAAGCACCATAAGTAAGATGACTACCACCACTAATTACATTATCCCCTAAAGGAGTAAAGAATTGATTAGCAATAGCATCACGTTGAATAGCTTCATGGAACGCTCTCATTCCACCTGAACCAGTATACAATACGAGTTCTGTAGGTGTAGAATCAGTTCGATGGTCATAAATATAATTTACAATACCATCTAATTTATCAACTGTTAAATTAAAATACGTATCGTAGTTACCTACAGATTTAACAGTTTCAAAAATACCTGACCCTTTTGGAATAGGCTCTCCTGTTTCATCATCAATAAGTGTAATTCTACCATCTTCTGTACGGTTATATTCTGATTCCCACAAATCAACCTCAATCATTGATAGATTTTGCCACTCAAATTGACGCATTTCTTCTGGCATCCAAAGTTTAGTAGGAGGATGACCATCAAAAGTAAACTCTACTTCAGTAACCTGATTTGCAATGTTACCTGCAATGTTATCTGAGAAACGGTAGAAACCAAATTGGTTAGTAGCTTCACCCGGAGTTACACGGTTGCTAGCTGTACCACCTGATTTACTTCTTGCAATAGTTGGTACACCATAACCCCATGCTAAGCCTTCTACAAAGTCTCCTAGTGGTACATAGTCAGCCATGTTGTTAGTCATCAATGTAACATTCGCACGCCACAGTTGACCTTCTCTAGTAGGTTCATAGTTAACACGTAACTGTTTTCCACTAGGTGTGTAAATAGTGTAATAAGCATGTAACATTCCATCTCTAAACAAAATGTCAAATGTAGTACCACCAATTCCAGGTTGAGTTAATGTGCCAACAGCTAATCCGTCTACAACAGTAATTAATTCCATACGACCCATTACTTTCCAAGTATAGGTAGTTTCATTAAGCATTGTAGGCTTCTTAGTCTTAACACCACCTTGACCAAAGACGTGGTTAAGCAATGGGAACTCTTTACTATTCATTCCCCATAAGTAAGTAATAGCTTGTGTAAGCTCAATAGGACTTACCAATTCATTCCGATATAACGTATTTTCATCTACGAAATAATCGGTGTCATAATTTACAGCCTGTTTTAAAATTTTCATAATTAATTAATCCTCATTTTAGGTTTACCATCTGTTTTTTTACTTGTTTTTCTACTGGTAGTTGAACTACTTTTACTACTAAGTTTAATACTCTTTTGGGTTTTTACATGCTTATTAACAGATTGCTTAATGAGTTGTGATTTATCACCATTTGTAAAAGCTGTAAATGCGTCTACGACATCGTGATTTACAGTACGATTCTTATTTGTATTATACAAATAAATATCATAACCTGTTGCATTTATTCGTTCACCATCAATTTCTACAGGTTTTGGTATAAATAACCAATTGAAGAAATCTTGTCTAGAGTACTCTTTTGGTTCACCAGTAATATTTGATCTAATTACTTTAGGAATTTGCAATGTTTCATCTCCCAGTTTAACTTCACCGGTTTTCATAACTTTATTATAAACTGAGTTTTCTATATTGAGGTCAACCATATTACCTTTATTATCTATAGCCACTCCCCAATAATTATTAATTCTATCTTGTTTGGCTTTTTCTTTAGCTGCTATTTGTTTATCCATTTCAGTTTTTCTTTCAACAACCATATTAGATAAATCAGCTTTAAGTTTAGTAACATACTCATTATACTTATCTCCATTCTTTAGAAAATTAATATAATCGGTATCCATAGGTAAGCCTTTAGCAGTATGCCAATCTTTAACAATTGAATCTAATACTCCAATTGAAGTATTATCATTTATTTCAATGCTTGCATAATCAGGTAATTGATTAAAATTACTAAAATCTGTACCATACAATTCCATATGTCTAATTACATCATCTAATTGTGGATACTTAGATTTAAGTTCAGCTATAGCTACATCTTTACCTTTATTAACACCTTTATCATATGCAGTATTTACAACACTAGTTACACTATCAGGTGTAAATTCTAAAGAATCTACATCTTCAAATAAATTAGTACTTCTTAAACCTTCAATAAATGGGTTTGTATCATCATTTCCCATATCATATTCAGCTTCTACTTCATCAGCAGTTTTTAATACTTCACCTTTTGCATTTACTAATTCTTTATTTTCATTTAAATAAACAGTTTCATCAAAACCATCTACCTCAACTAAAGTGTAACCATCAGGTACATCATCAACAACATTATTAGCAACTAGCTTGTCATATTCTTCTTTACTGTATTTAACTTCACCTTTATTGTTAACTACTTCACCATTAGCACTCAAATAATAATCATCTTTTTCTCCTTCAAGGGTTATTGATTCAAGTCCATCAGTTGAAAATGTATTATTATCTGAATTATTAGTATTTACATTTTTAGATTTATCAGTAGTTGAATTATCAATTTTATTGTTATCTGAATTATTATCTGAATTATTATCTGAATTATCATTATCAGAAGTATTATCAGAATTATTATCAGAATTATTATTTCCACCTGATACATCTAATGCATAGAAATTAGGAAGTTTAAAATCAACTCCCAATTGTACTATGTTTAATTCACTGTTCAAAAGATTTGTTTTTTCAATTTTAACATCTGTCATAATCAGTTAATTGTTAAGTTATTAATTAATATATATTATAGGTATTCTTATTTACAATCAATTCAGTATATATTGTAACTTAAATTTAATTTTTATTCATCTTAGCTATTTCTTTTTGTGTCTGTAATTGCTTATTCTTAAATGCTAAATCTTCTTTATGTTTACGTTCTTTGAATTTTAAATCTAATTGTTTCAACTCTTGTGCTTTATCTTTTTGTAATTCTTGTAATGTTTTAAGATATTGACTATCTACATTACCTTCAGAAGATGCACCTGCTAATTTCATTTGTTCAATTATCATTTGCATTTCAAGCTTCATACTTTCACGTTGAGTTTCATACTCCTGTTTAAGTTGTTCTAATTGTATTTCATGTTGACGTTGAGCTTGTTTATCTTGAACTTGTGCTTGAATATTCTCAGATGCACTCTTACGATTATATTCTGCCATTTCACGATCAAAGTCACGTTTAGCTTTAATAGCATCTAGCAATGTTTGTTTAGCACCTGGCATATTATCAAAGTCAACACTCTCTATTGCTAACTCCATCATATCATTTTGAGCCCCAGCTTGTGCTAATTGTACATAGTGGTTAATCTTATCTTGAGATGATTTAGAATTCTTAACAAAGATTCCATATTCAGATTCCATGTGTTCTTCAATATTAACAGAGAAGTTTTCTAACTTACCATCTTTGTTTTCTATATGACCTGCCTTACCACGTTCCCATGCTATTTTACTATATTCTAATAATTTTGTTAAATCTTTAGATAAAGCATTGTTAAACAATTGAACCCCTAATACCATACCCAATCTAGCTCTAGCAATATTATATTCTACATTACCTTTAACAGATTTAGTATCTATGTTACCTAAACTATCATTATTCACACTGCTTGTATCATATGCATCTTCTTTGTTCTTATCTCTTAATTCCATAAGAACTTTAATGTAGTTATATAAACTATCATTGACAATAAATCTAACTCCATTTACTAATTCTTGAGGTTTCAATTTATCATCATCATATATCATCAAACTGTTATTCTTAATAGAATAAAATGCTTTACCTATACTATCATCCATTGCAGCTAACGCACTCTTAGGTATAGCTTCAATAAATGATTGATATTTTGCAATTTCAGCTTCAATTCTATTAACTAATATATTATCAATAATTTGATAAGGTTTTAGTCTTATCGGTACAGGTTTTAATTTAATTCCTTTTACTAATCCCACTCTACCGCCTACAGGTAATTTACAACGTGATGGGTTATTTCTATCACTTAATTGAACAGGTATTATACGAGGTGGTATATATAAACCAGTAGTTGTATCACCAATCCTAGTAGCTTCAAATACTACATTTATCCAATCATATCTAAAAGTAATATCACCTATTTCAGGGTTGAGTTTATAATCAGCAGGTAATACAATATCCTTTTGTGAGCCATCTAAATCAATATATGTTACAATTTTAACTTTAGTTTCACTCTTAAAAAATAATTTATGTATTAATACAGTTTCATTAGTCCATTCACTTAATGAATTTTTATATGCTAAATCATCAGTTCTGCCTGCTCTATTAGGAAATGCTTTTATAAAATCACCATATGTTAAACCAAAACTAGCTACTGCTCCATTCTTACCTGTTGCATTTTCTATATGATTAAGTAACATCATATCAGAATTACTTAATTGGTCTCTGTATTCATCAACCATTTGATTATAAGATAATCTATACTTATATAGAAATGCATCTCCGTCTTCTACATTCTCTCCATATTGACAAACAGGGAATCCTTCAGTTACAGGTATAATATCATATGTTACATTATTACCTTCAATTCCACACATGGTATAAAACTGTTCAGTCATCCACCAATTAACATATGCTTCACTTCTCTTAATTTCAAAATCTACTTCATTACGTATTAATTTTAATATCTTAGCGTCTACATCAGCTTTATTATTTAAAAACTCTTCAATTACTTCATTAACGTAAGTTTCAGAATCAGGAAACATATCTTCAGTTACTTCCTGACCCTGTTGTTCAGCTTGCTGTTTTATCTTATTAACTTCTGACATGAAACGTTCAACTGCATAAGCCATTAATTTACGTTTAACAAAGTTCTTTTTACGTATAATTGCCTTTTCACTATTAGATATAACTGTTACTGGAAATGGTAATTCTATATATTCACCTAATGATTTATCTCTAATTGCAGATATGAAATCTGTAGACCTCATTGGAGTGGTCAATTTAAGACTTCTGACTTTTTCATCACTTGATTTAGCTAATGGTGACATTATATGTTTATATTCATTAGGGTCAATATCACCATTTGCTATATCTAAAGATTCATTTGCTATTTTTTGATATGGTTGAGCAGTTCTTTGTGCAAGGTCTATCCAATAATCAATAGTTGGTTCATACCAATTAGCACTTGTAAGTTTTTTATTTAATGATACTCTTTGTTCCGGTATATCTTTACTTCTATTTTCCATTACAATGTCTTAAATTAGTCCTAATTCATCAACTATTGATGAGGTTCTATTAATTGCATCATTCATATTCAATGCTTTATCAACATCTTCTTTAGTTATTGCTAATATATAGGCTCTTAATACCATTAATAATAATAATGCACTAAGTGTATCGAAGTTACCATTAACATCAAATTTATCCAATTCTCGTAATATACTAATTTCAGATATATCATGTAAAATGAATCTAATCGTATCATCTGCATCAGTAGTGTACATAGTATAAATAAAAGACTTTAATTGAAGTAATGTATCGTCTTTTAATGAACCTGACATATTTAAACCTATAGGTATATTACTTTCATCTACATAGCCATCTCGTTCTAATTGTTCTAACATACGAAGAGGATTACGATATAACATATGTGACCTTCCCCATTTATTAAAATTAGATTTTAAATTACCTCTGTTAATTTCTACTAATCCTCTACAGTTGTAATAAATAAGCATATATAAAAATATTCTATCTGTATCTTCAGTTCTGTCTTTACGACCTCTATATGTAGCAACTAATATATCACCTGTTGTTCTAGTACCTCTACGTGGTTGCATCCATATTTGAAATGAATTTAATGAATCTTTAACCCCTATACTATCTTTATTTTTATCTATAGCTACAGGGTCAGCTATACCATAATAAATATCAGTACCTTTTTCACCATTTGGAATATTAGGATGATGCCATATTCTAACACATCCATGGACATCTTGTCCTCCTTTAACAGGTACATCATCTACATAAGGATGAATTTCATAATCTAATTTATTAGCTTTTATTGAATCATTGCTTATAAATTGAACTACTCCATCAACTACTCCTAAAACACCATCACTATAATATTTATGAGCTGAATTAGATAAAACATCACTTATATGATTACTTAAATCTTGACTACTAAAAATACCAGAAGTTGATCCACTAAATGCTTCAGATGGATGGTTTGCATATTGACCACAATATAAAGTGAAATCAGATTCTGTTACATCTCCATCTTCAAATTTAATTCTACGCTCATTCTTAGATATCTCAATAGCTACATCATAATTACTATTACCATCTTCATCTAATGCATACTTATTATTTATTGTACCTTGTAATCCCCACCAATAAGGTTTAAAGAAACCACATACTGTATTTCTTCTATCTTTATCCCATACATTTTCAAACATTAAAAACTTATGTCGCATTGGATTATAGAAATTACGTTCAAAGATTATCCATTTACCTTCTTCTGAACCACCAGTACCAAATGCAACAATAAAACCTGTAGTATATGAACCTGTTCTTGTAGTAGGTTCTAGTACACCCATTACACCATCAAAGTTTTCAAAGTTAGATAGCTCTTCTAGTTTAATACGAATACCATCTTTTCCAATAGCTGCATCTTTATTATTAAAGAATGATATTGCTAATATCTTACTTAAATATCCACCTTCAGTTCCATCTATATATTTATATCCTAATTTAATTTCCTCTAAATCCTTTTTTAATAAACCAGATGGATAATAAAACCCTTGCTTATGTTTCTTATAACCACATCTATTAAAAGGTGTAGATTGTTCATAGAAGTTTAACTGAGTACGTGCCATACCTGATATAGAGTTACCTTGAGTAAGATATTTCTTATCAAATGCACCATGTATAACTGTAATCTTTGGTATTAAATTAACAATATTAGCAGAATCAATAGCTTCCATATAGCTATATCCACCACGTCTCGCTTTACCTACTATAAAATGAAATGAATTTAATTTAGCAAACTCTTTAGATTTAAAATACCAATATTGAGCATCTATAAATATAGGTATAGATTCTTCTTTAGCTACATTCAATAACCCTTTTCGTATCTTACTTTCATCAAGTAACATTATACGTCCATAGTTAATGAAATTATAGTGTTCACCTGTGATATGAAGTTTTTCTATTTTACCATCTAATGTTTTTTTACACATGGCATCATAACCATAATATCTAAAATACTCTTCTCTGCGTCTAAATTTATCATATTCAGACGAACCTCTTTTTGCTCCTGTATATCTACCTTTAGATAAATATTCTAAAGCTGGCTTTCTTAATAAATGAGTATTAACAAAAGTAAAAGACATATCCATCAATATGCCTCCACTTTTACCTACTAAAAATTCATCATTTGGATCAATATATTTTTTACCTGTTAAAGGATTAATACAATCCTTAGCTCTTTTATATTGACTTTTATCTTCATTTATAAAGTTTATAAAAGCACTTGGATAATCAAATACAAATTCCTTTCCTATTGTCATAGAATATGAATATATATATTTATATTATCATTATTTAAAAATGGTAATAAATTAGTGTACATTTGTTTATATGTAACTCTACTGTTTAATACCTGTTCTAAAACATATGTTTTGTCATTATCAAATTTATGTTTGTATTTAATAATTTTATTTCCTACTAATTCACAACCATCACTCTGATTAAATTTATTACCTATATGATAATATATCCCAGTTCTATTTGGAACAACCAATTCTATATGGTATTTAAATAATTTTGGAAATAAGGTTCTATATTTAATAGTTAAAGGTGTATCTTCTTTACGTAATTGTAATTTATACACACCAGGTAATACTAAATCTCTAACATCTGAAATTGTATAAATAGTTTCAGGTAAAATACCATCTATTTTACAGATTCGTAAATAGTTATTTTCTATTACTATCCATTGATATATATGGATATCGTATTCAACATCATCTTTTATATTATTATAAATATTTGAATATTCATAAAAAGATGAAATACATAAAACTTCCTTATTATTTAAATGCATTATATTGAGTATTACGGTTATCACCTGTTAATATTATATCATTACCTATAGCTTCAATTTCATCTTTAAAGTATTCAATTTTAATAGGTTTAGTTCTCCATCTTATATTGTCACTTTCTTTAATCTCGTTATGTGTAATATGAAATAATAATAAACCTTTTAATTTAAATCCAAACCTTTCAATGAAATATGCATATAATGATAATTGTAATGAGTACTTATGACCTGTAGATGCAGGTAAATGTTGAATAGGATATTTAAATGTTTTACCTGTTTTATGAAATACATTTGTCATATCACCATTAGAATCTTTCTCATAATAACCCGCTTCAAAAGATATATCTCCTTTATTAGTTTTCCAATCAATAATTATAAATTCATTACCTCTAACAGCAAGTAAATCTACCATACCTGAAATTAACCAATCAGGATGATAGACTACTATCTCAGGATAAAACTTAAATCCTTTTTTATGTAAACTGACAATTAGATTAAATATATCAGGGTATCGTATATGTAAATTCTGAACTTTTAATTCTTCAATTGATATTTCTCCTACATCATTTAAGTTACCTATTTTCAAATCATATATACTATACATTCTAGTATATTCTTTATTTCCAATTGATAAACTTTTACCTTTTTTATAATTACTCTCAAACCCATTAGCTAATTTCACACTTATTTCTAAATAATTGTGTTCCGTATTTCCTCTATCGAGTGAGTTGTCGGTAATTAGTTTCCACTCTTTCAATAATTGTTGAGCAGTTTTACCTTTGTATTTATAATAGTTTCTATGTTCTGGATTCTTACCAATCCTTTCGCAAGCCATTGCTATTTTTTTAAAGTCTTGCTTTTGTTCATATTCACTTAACTTAGTTGTAGCACTTGTATATACATTACTAAATTGATCGGTATATTTATGCAATTCTTCATTAAAATAGATTATGCGTTCTTCTACCATCATGATCTTTGATTTATAACTGATTTGTCAGGATCCATAGAATCATCTACTATACCACCACCTTGAGTTACAACATTGCGTTTCATCTCTTCTTGTAGTTCTGATATAGCACTATTAAAAGTTTTAACTTGTTCTGGTACAGATTTAGATAATACATCTATTGATTTTTCTAATTCAACTAATTGATTTATTAACTCTAATACCATAGAAGTATTGTTATCTCCTAACTCTTCAACTCTATGAATTTGATTTTGTAATAATTTTATTTTCTTAGCTATTATACTAATACTCTTATTTCTATTGTTGTATTGTTTATGTAAGTTCTTTACATACTTTTCAATTGCAGAACCATTTGTACTATTATAATGTTGTATTGCATGTAATACCTTCTCTGATGGTTTCCACAATTTAGATAATCCTAATTCACGTCTAGCAGCTTCAAATAACTCATCACCTTCAAACCCTTGTTTAACTAGTGAACTACTAGGTGACTGAGTTAATACGACAAAAGCCAACTCCTTATCTCTTAGAATAGGGTCGGCTTTGTCTTCATATAATTCCCTATATGCTCTGTCACATAGTGGAAGACTTATACTTACGGCATTTTCATCATCCTTTAATATAGGTGTAAATCTGTTATCTAATTTCATATTACATCAAATAGATTGCATTTGCTATTCTCTTAAATGTAATTCCTAATTTAGTTCTACCTTCAGATTTCTTAGATTTGCGTACTTCACTAATAGTAGAATTTAATGCTTTTCCATTTGATTTTACTACCTGTCTTGCTGATTCAGTAACAACAATATTTGTCATAAGGCTTAAATTTTTAAGTTCACTACAAAGATAGTACACCTTTTTAATATATACAACTATTAATGTAAAAAAATTTAATCTTTTTTAAATGATATATTATTTTCATTCAACACATCAATAGCTTTAACCTTTTTAGCTCTTTTAATGCTTTGAAATTTATCCTTTGCTATAAGGTTTATCTCCCTTAAAATAGACGGTCTTAAAGGCTTAGGTACATCAATCCAATCAGAATATCCATGCTTATTTAAAACCGTCTTTTTTATATCATTAAAAATTGCTTTATTGTTGTTCTTAGTGAAAGCTCCTATTTTAGGAATTATAACTCTATCTTCACCAGATAACATCTCATCTCTAATACACATCGTATGATGATTAATTATAAGCGTAACTAAATCTAATGTATCAGAATTATTAAGTTTTTTAATTCTACTATCTCCTGATTCATTAGCCGCTTCAACTGCTGCGTTCAATGCACTTGTTATTATCCGGTCTTTTCTCACTATTTTATTCCAATTAAATAATTAGCATTTACAATAAAATAATCTACAAACTCAGTAACACCTGTTATATCAATTTCTTTATTATCTTTTATTACATTAGATTCTTTATTATGCTCCTGATAATATTGAATAGATTTCTTATTATCCATATCATATACTAATGTAGCACTACCATTAATCATCATCTGCTTCATATTACTTGGAAACATAGGTCGTTTACCAATAACATCTTTGTATTTGTCATTACCCACTTTTACAATAGTAATTGAAATTTCTTTCTCATGTTCTGGTTTTACCTTACCTACTCCATTTAATGCTAAATTAGATACTGTAATAACTCTTTTAATCATTAATGATTCTCCATAAGGTTCAAACTTAGTTAACTCTTCCATTTTAAATTAATTTAATTTATAACTTATTTTATTAGTAATTAATTTATAGTAATTTAAAAAAATTAAAAAACTTTCTAAAATTGTAAGTCTTATTAGTTATCTGTGGATTATTACTAATTTACTTATTAGTTACCTGTGATTTATTACTAACTTACTTCAGTGGATAAAGTTATACTAAAATTTTGACAAAATCAAGCTAGACAATATATTATTTTAAATATTTATTTAGAGATATAGATTAGTATATTAGAGTTAATAGTTAACAAGAGTAATTACTTTAGAGTATTTGGCTATCTCCCTAAAGGAGAAAGAGATGCACTTTATTAGCTAACGCTTGCTAGTTATTTACAATATTAAATGACCGGTACTTATTATATATTATATTAAAGTAGGGTAGTAGGGGGTAGGGGGTTGATTAGTTATTTAATAGTTAGAAAGGTAGAGTATTTAATTTGGTAGAGATAAGGTGAGATTGATTAATTGTTAAGTGGAGTAGATTAGAGATTAGAGATAATATTGGTTAGTTGGATTAGAAGGAGATGATAGTAAAATATATTAGAGTTTAGGATAGTTTGGAAGATGTGAAAATAGAGTGAGGGTGTTCTAGCGTGACCCACCTATATCAGCGACGGGTACAAATTGTTGTAAGTGGAGTACCCCCTACCAAGGGTAGCCCTTCATTTACATTTAATTACCAATAAATGAATAATTATTTTATTTATTTATTGGTAAGTGTCAAGTGACACAGTCCTACGTTATCAAGGACTAGTAGTTGATAGCACAGTAAATGTACCGTATGTATATATTCGGTAACCTCACAGAATGGCGTGATGGTAGTAGTACATTTTATCCTAATGATCCTGAGAGTGTATCTGAGGATGCATATGTAGGATATACTACAGACACACGCTATATGGATGGTGCTACTGATGGTACATATTGGAACACACGTTTGGAATTACCTGATGACTTTGAGTTACAAGGTAATAGACCATTACAGTGTGATGCCAATAGTACTACATGGTACTATTTGTAATAGCTGTGAGATTGGGTCTTAGCTAGTTCCCCAAGTTAGACAAAGAACAGTATCCCTGAAGCTACTACAGGTGATAATATAGTAGTAATTGGTACTATCCCAACCACATAAGATAGTATAGAATAGCACGTGGTCTATATTAACCGTGCTTACCCAAACCATTAGGGTATAGTAGTTAATGGTACAAAGGTAGCCTAGCTATGGATAGTATATTCGAGTTCGATTCTCGACTAGGCACTAAGACTGCGTAATCTCAGTAGTCTATAAACTCATCCATTATAATAAGGATTAGAGATAATAACTCTGTAAATATGTACAACCTATTGTATGTGGCTAATATTTGCAGAGTAGTAATTACAACTAACTATAATCGTAACTAATAGCAACAGTTACACAAAACAAAAAGCTATGAAAGAATTAGAAAAAGCAGGATTATTAATCCGCAAAAATGAAACAATCTCAAGAAAGATGTATCACAAATTAATTGCATTGGACGCACAAGGTAGATTGACAGCCCGTGCATATGTTGGTGAAATTGGATACATGACCTTATTAAGGTTTAATCCAACAGAAGTCATATGTACATTGGTTAGTAGACCTACAGTGTTGGACATTGTAATTTGTGATATGGGTCAACCTGGTTCTGCAAAGGTCTTAAATGACCTTAATAATGTAGAGTTTACATCTATTCATAAATTTATTATGAAAGGAGGTAGCAATGCCTAAGTTTAAGATGACCTATAACTTTAGAATGTATCTCGCAGCTGAGACATTTCACATGTTAGATGATTTATTTATCACACCTGATACATATAAATCATTACCTATCAGTCTTAAAGAAAAAGTTGAGACTTGGGGTTTTGATGGTGCATGTGAGATAGCTAATGCTAATTATGAAAGGCGTGAAAGTCTAGATGAGTTATTTTATTATCATTATGCGAGATACATTAAATCCCGACGACGTGATATCATAAGTGTCTCATTATTAGTAGCTGGAAGTACAATATCGCTGATGTCACTATTAAAACTAGTGATAGTAATGTGGTTTATTAGAGGTGATAATCCAATGCAATCATTCAAAGAAGGATTTATATCATTAGCAATAGGGTTTATTGTGATAGGTATAGGTTCTGTGTTACATCGTACTGAGTAGGACACATGGTGTATAGAGAGGTTCGATTCCTCTCTGTCCGCAAAGACTATCGACGAACGATAGTTAATCATTTAAATAAATAGCAATATGAAAGATTCAGAAATGAACATGTTATCAAACATGTTAAAAGCAAAAGAAGCAGAACTTACTAAACTTTACATTGATGATCGTGAAGTGCCTGCTGTGGACTCAATTGAAATCTTCCCAGTTTTATTAGTTGATACTGGTGCAAAGATTATAAGTAAAATGAGTGATGGAAGCGGCTACATTATCAATTTTATGAATCCTGATATTAATGGAACATGTGATATCAATGGTAGTAAGTATAGTATAGTAGCTGTTAAAGTCTCTATTGATGAAATGGAGAAGTTTGCCAAGCTATCTTACTGTGATGATGTAGACACTCTCGATTTAATATTGAGAAAAGGTCTGCAATCTGGTCCAGATCTCTTAATGAATATCTATATTAAGAGATATACTGTAGGTAAGAAGTATAGCACTATTCAAGACGCTACTAAGGTAAACAAGAGGACTGCTAAACAAGGTACATTAAGTTACAATGTATATTATGGTCAACCGTTCAATATTGATTTTGATATGGCAATGTTGGCTAGAACATTGAGTAGTACTGAAAGTGTGCAAACTGTAATCAAAAGAACTGGTAAACAGTTAAGGTCACTTTAACATTAAGACTCCCTATTAAGTTAGGGAGTTTTTTTAAAGCATCGACACAAATACAAATAGCTGCGCTGAATTGGTGGACAGTTAGCGCACTTAGTCAAATTGCTTACAACTTTGAAGTAATACACAGTTTAATAATTAAAATAATTAAAATTATGGCAAACGTAAACATGTCTATTCAGGACACTAAACTGATGGAAAGATTAGCAGGCGAAGAGTATCCTTATGCAGAAGCAATAACTGCCATTAAGGTGCCGATTGAAGGTATTCAATTAGATCGTATCATTAGTGATAAATATGACACTAAGATACGGACATCTAAAAATGGTAAAGCTGATATTACCCACTCGGCTGTATTGCTTCATGACCATTCATTGATGCCTGACAGACTTAAAGAGATAGGTTCACTATCACTTTATGACTTTCACATAGCTCGTATTCCTCAAGACTATCAAATAGCTGAGGAGATGATACCTATGTATACTGCCGCTGAAATCAAAGACGATGGTTCATACGATTGTGCATTCTTGAAAGTTCTGGCAGTACAACGCATTGTAGGTAATACCTATCAGCGTAAAGGCGGAGATCCATTTGTGATTTCTCCAAGTGAGGACGGACGCTATGACATTGGCGATGTTAAATTGAGCTATGAGGTTTCGCCTCTTATGCCATTCACATTGCCTAACTATGTCAGACGTATCATGCTCAGTGATGACTCTAAAGCCAAAGCTGAAGCTAATATGCGTAAGATTGAAGCTATGCAATTAAAGCAACAGCAAGCACGTACTGCTATACCTGATCTTCGTACCAGTGATGAAGAGAAGGCTGCACGTATTGAGATTAACAAGCTCAAGAATGCAATAGCAGAACACAATGCTTTAATTGATAGTACTCAGGCACAACTTGATAGCGGTAAGTTAACACCTGCTAAAGCTAAGACTGCCGAAGAGAAGATTGGAACTCTAAATGAAGAGCTAAAGACCTTTAAGTCTCAACTTGCTGATGCAGAAAGCAAGATAGAAGACTAATTGATTAATTAATTCATATTGCTATTAGGTGAGTGATGTTAACTAGCATCGCTCACCCTTTTGATTAATTGCACATCAACAAATAGCCTATGATATTACCTTTTTTATTGAATACAGCATAAACAAATAGCTGATTTATAAGATGTTCTAGTAGTATGGACTGTTTTAGTCTTTTGTGATGATTTAGTTTAAGCAGTAAAATGGTGAATGTGGTATGACTATATTGAAATGTGTTTAAGATATAGTTATCTTGATGTAGTTGTTTGTAGCTTTTTACTATATTAAGAGATGAGATTAGATATATTGAGTGTGTATTGGAAGGGTGCAGCACCCAGCTCCTACTAATCTCACACATTCACCACCATACTACTATCTATCAACCCTCACAACTATTATCAAATATTTTCAAATTAATTCCAACCTCACCTATCAACTTTCTAATCTAAAGCTATCAAACCTAACCACTAAAGAAATTACTCTAACTATCAATTAAAACTAATAATTATGGAAAGCCCATTAAAACCTGAAATAAAATTTATAAGATATTACGTAAGTTTAACAACTAAAGCTGAATTAGTAAGAGCAGCTGAGTATTCCAAAATCACAATTAATAATGGTACAATATATTGTTATGAACGACATAATGGAATCTTAAAATTGAAACAAGAAATTAAACCGTTATCTTATAAGATTGTTTATAAATAATTATCAAATTAACAATACTACCATTAATTATGATATTAATAATATTGTGTGTAACATTAGGTAGTACAATTGTTATATAATATTCTAACATTATAAATAAGCTATCATGAGTATATTAAATCCTAACAACAAACCATTTATAACATTGCCAGATGTTTTACATGCATTAAAGACAATTAGTACTGTAAAAGATGCAAAACAATTCAGAAATGAATATATTCAATATATAGTATCACACACACTTATCAATAAAACTGATGCCCCACAAAAGGCAAATGATGATATACAAAATTATATTACGTATTTAGATGATGAATTGAAGTCTAAACTAACTAAGTTATTTAATCTGTAAAGTATGGAAAAGATATTATATAAGTACTGGGAACAAGAAGAACCAAATACAATTATTAACCAATCATTTGTAGATAATGTGATATTACCTGCAATGAAAGAGTACGCAGAACAATCTACTCATCTATATTATAATGAGTTCAAATCAATGGAGGATTTAGAAAAGTTTATTGATTCATATGATATTAAAGAGAAAAATATTGTTGAAAGTAGGTTGATAAGAAAAGGATTAATTGTAATGTGGCATAAAGCTTAACTGTTAAATAATACACAAATAGAGGAGATTACAACATGGAACAACTAGTAGCAAGTAGAATAACATATAGAATGACTACAGATAGTCGTGAACAGCAAACTACACTTGATATAGAAAATCATGCTAGTTTAATGTTTGATGATAAATTCATCTATATCTATGAAATGGTTGATGATTGTTCAACATTAACACATGTAATTAAACCAGTGTCATTCAAAGCAATAATTCAATAATTACCAAAACCAATCAATATGAAATATAAATACCCATTACCCAAATATTGGCTCAAAGCTAAAGTATTAAATCACATTGCATTCACTGGTGCACAGTACTGTAGAGTACATCGTGATTTCAAAAACAACATTGTAACCTTAAACTTTCATCCTGCTGGTAGAAGTGTTAAATACTACTATGATGGTAGATGGATAGCAGAATGATAGTTATTATATGTGGCAGGAACAAGGGTTAACAGTACTGTGTGCAAACGAGTAACCCTGAAAGACCCGTAGGTTCAGCTCTTAGGTACACTTTAGCCACAGTTTAATTAATTCACTTAATATTTGATTAATAAATAACATATGGAAATAGAGAAGATTAACAAAATAATAAAACTCAATGAAGAGTTAAAACATCTAACTAAATTACGAAGTATATTAGAAGATGACAGTCACACTTGTATAGGAATAGGTAATATAAATAATCTTCCTATATCTTATATGAAGGATTTACGTTATATTCATAATAGTAACAACCTTGAAGGTGAAATTGCCGGAGTCGCTAAACGTGCAATGCTAGAACGGATAACATTAATGATTGATAAACGTGAAAAAGAGTTAAAGGATTTATAACCAATACTTGAAATATGCCAGCCACTACACCAATATTCAAACTCAAAGGATTACCATATTATATGGTCAATGCACCTTACAAATCAATAGCAACAATCGCTTTTGTAAAAGCTAGAGTAGGTGTTATAAGTGATAACCTTGAACAAGTAAATAAGATTAACAGTACAAATGTTGAACGCATTTACGACTTCAACAATATAAAAGACAATATTCAACCATTTTATACAACCGTTTAACATAGGAGAAATTAATATGAAAACAAAAACATATAATGTAGACTTAACTGACGACCATACTAATGTAAAGGTGATAATTAATTATCATCCTACCATTAATGTAGATATAATCAAAAAAGAAATCAAATTAGATACGTACAGCGTGTATAATAAATTAGTTCGTGCTAATACACCTTATCGTATTAATGTACATGGTGAAATATTACCTTATAGTGTAAATACCAAGTCAGAGATAACAAATATGACTAATTGTTTTACTATGAAACAAGCTGTCTCATTAAAATGTATCAATCATCTACGTAATGTAGCAAAATATCTAAATGGTAATTGGGAACCTGATGTAGATAAAATGTGTTATGTATTTGCATTGAATGCTTTAGATGATGTGGTTATTGTATCACAAAATGTTTCATTTTTAACTACAGAGGTGGCATTTAAAAGTGAACAGTTAGCTGAAACAGCATTAAAGTTGATTGGAAAAGAATCAATCATAGCTGCAATTAAATGGTGGTAATATACTAATTAATTAAATTATAAATTATTTTAAAATTAAAAACATGGAAAAAGAAGCTAAAAACAACCCAACTATTAATAACGAAGGAGACGACACTAAAGTAAATGAAACACTTGAAATGGGGGTAATGATAGAAAAAGTAAATACATATTTAAAAGATGTGGAATTACCAAAAGATCGTTTAGTGGATTTTATTCTATTATTTGGATTAAAAGATGAAATTCGTGAAGAAAAAGAAAAAGTAATTATAGATAATATTACTAAATTAGATGATAGTATTGAAATTACTAAAGTCTTAGATGGTGAAGTATTAAAAGTTAGTATGAAACGTGACCTATCAGAAACGTATATAATGAAAATTATACTTTCACCAATACGTGAAATAAGTATTGCAATGATAACATTGGAACGAGATAATCCATCTAATTTTAACAAATTGCTATTTGTAGCTAGATTAGAAAAACTAGTAAATTTATATAATCAGTAATCAATTAATTACAAATCCCCTAAAGGAAAGAAAGATGGCAAACACTTCAGGGTCTTTAGACCTATTCAATGATATGCCAAATAAGAATGATATTATAAAAGTTGATATTTCAATATTTTATTATACTGATGTATTAACAGTTCGTTTAAACATTCTACATGGCAACGAGAATAAGATAACTTTAGCTAATGAAAAAGAACTTATTAATCAAAATAAGAAACTATACAAAGAATTAGCTAAAGTTACTGATGTAGTATATCATGGTAATTTCATTGTCGAATACAGATTAGACACTAAGGAATATAATGATATTACTAAACTCTACAGTGAATTATCAAACTTTATAAATAAATTAGATGAATTAACCGAATCTAATGAAATTACATTTCATATGAAATACAATTTATCTAATAGAAGTAACGATTTGATAATCTTTTTAACTAAAATGTTTTACTCAACATTTAACAACTAACAACTACAGCTAATAAATTAGTATGATATCCTACCGATAGCACTTTGGTTTTGGTCATTTTAGTTTCAACATCCTACCTGCTTATTGTCATACTAATTTTAAATTTATTATACATTATATAATGTATTTAATTATTCATTAAATTGAAGTTATTAAATATATTAAATAACTTGTAAACTATTGGAGTAATTCTCACATATCCTTCCTGATATAACACCGTCTTCTCTCATTTTGGTTAGTGTTTTAACTTTTATGTTTTGTTAACTTTTCCACATGTGAGAATACTCCTTTTTAAGACATTAGATAGCTACAATAATAGACTACAATTATACGTTCTTACCGTACTACAAATTAATTATTACAGATTGGATAATTAATCAAACAAAAATCTATTTATTAACCGTATCAAATTAACATAGTGTCTAATTTACATTTAAGTAAAAGCTATCAATAGGGCTATTAATTTAGCCCTTTTTAAGAGTTTCCGTGGTTGGGATAACAAGGGCTGATGAAACTAGTAATAGTGGATTCAGCCCTATTTTAAATGGATTTATTAATTTAACATAAAAAGCTATGAAACAAGGAATGTTCACCGAAATTGCAAACGTACCGTTTTTACTAATTGAAGAATTAGAAGATAATCTTTGGATATGTATAGATGTAATACGTTTTAAATTACTAGTAGGTATAAGAACTGATAAATTACAAGTAGATATATTTAATAATATAATGAATAAAGTAACTGATAATTCTCATGATATACATCATAAGAGTTATAATATTACAAATTACTTATATCTATTAGAAAATATAGTATCTGTCTATTCAACTAGTTCAATTCTAAATGAGAATTTAGGATTATTAGTCATAGATGAAAATTTTATAAATGATAAAACTGATCCACTTAAATTCATATTAGTTAAATTAGACTATGACCCTATAACATTAAATAAAGCTATAGTAAAAAATGGAAAAACTAATAAAATTAAAATAATAGATAAAGGCGATGAATTAATTAATTCATTATTAAATGATATTGATGGTATATATTTACAAAATTGATAATAAACATTAAAGTTTAACCAAATAATATAACTATGGAAACACGTGCAATAGTTACAACACTGCCAGTAGAAGAAATAATATTTAGCAATCCTGCTATAATGTTACCTTTTGATAGTGATAAACGACTAACTATCATAAAGTACATTAGAGATGAAAATAAGTATCTAATGTCAGATGGTAAAAAGTATAATAGAAATCAATTTATACCATTAGCTCAATTTGCAATTATTAATGACATTACAGGTATGACTAAAATACTTGGAAGATTGCAATACAAAGTACAAAACAAATATAAAGATGGTGATATAATATACGGTAAACCAAATGTAATACCTAATAAGTTAAGACTTAATGACTTAGTTATGGTACAAGATTCTGCCCATGTAAAAGGGTGGGATATGAAATACAATTGGGGTATTGTTACTAACATTAGAGTAACTGCACAACCTGGAGCAGTTGAAATAACACTACCTGATGGAGATGAAGTAGTAGTGTCTAAACGAGAATTATTAATAATAGGTCGTTCTCCAACCTGTTCAATCTTTAACATAACTTCAAACAATGAAAACAATACCGATTAAAGATGTAAGCATTCCTGTAAAAGGAAAAGTTGTTTACAATAAGGAGTTGGAACGTTTGCAATTGAAGGTAAAAGATAAATTTTATAACATTGTGTACATTGATACAATAAATGCATATAATAAACTTTATAGTTTACCTAAAAATAACAAATGGCCACCTTGGACTGAAAAATCATTCAGCGGTTCATCTAAGCCGTATAGTGTTGCTATTTATTGGTCACCTTTTAAAGAGGGTATGAAAATTAAAGCTAATATTGATAAAATTAACAATTTAGCTATTACTAATAAACAATTAATAGAAAATGATGATTAATTCTAAGAAGAAATGTACCATGAGAGTTGTAATAATAAGTATGATTTTATTTACATTATTCTTATGGTACATTTTATATTTACAGTTTAAAATTAATCAATTAGATTATAAAATTGAAACCTTTAAATCTTCAATTAGTTATGAAATTTATAAGTAGATTTATATACATTGTAAGTGAAACAAGTTTTAAAAAGTATTATAATAGAACAGGTATAACTATATCATATGATAAATTTAAAAGTATACCTGCTTACTTACAACTAACTATAATAAATAGTTATTTAACTATTAAATTTGGAATATTTATATATTACACATTAAAAGGTATATATATTTCTAAAATTAAACTAGATCACGAATCACCAAGAGAATTGTTATTAAATGGTAATGATGTTGATACAGGTATAATAGCATCTTATAAATATGAGAAACCTCATATCATCCCAACTGACAACGATATTATAGAAGTATTTAATAAGATAGCTTATATGTTAACAGAAGAACCATTTAAAAGTTTAAATGATGATTTAGAATGGTAGCTAGTTAGTTTGTAATGAAAATGGCTTCTCTTTTCCCGTATGGGGAATTACCGATTATTCACTAATTTAATAACCATTGCTATGAAAAACTTTAATGAAGTATTAGATGCATTAAATAAATCAAATGATAAAACACATAAAAGTGTATATGACCTTGCAATTACTGATAATAAAGTATATAATAAATTACGTGAAGCTCACTTATATATGAAATTTAGTACTAGATTTAACATGTTTCTTATTTTACTTGGATTAGTAAGATTAAGTGAGCTATTTATTACAATAAATACTTTAATATTAGTATTTGCACCTCATAAGTATAGATTAGATGTACTTAAAAAAATAATAAGTTTAACAGGTAATACTAGTAATGCAATCATATTTTGTAATTCAGTCAAACGTAGGGGTATAATACGTGTAAGTGTAACAATTGGATTAGTTGTAGGAATGTTACTTAGGTTATTAATATAAAACATATGGAAAAGATATTAAAAGAGTTAGATAATCATTTAATAGTTGTTGAAACAGAACCTAATATTAACTTTGTAGGATGTATTAGATGTATGTATGATAATGGTAATGATTATGATAATGAAAATGGAAGTTATACATGTTTATTATGTATTATGAACTTATCACCATATGCATATTTTAAACCATTAGAATATAAATCAAAAATAGAGGAGATTAACAAATGATAGAATTAAAACGTAATAAAGGTAACGATAAAGAATTACCACATGTTATGGTATATTTTGATAATCAGTATATTGGATATATCATAAAAGGTACTAAATACGATAATATGCCTTACTATTTTAATAGGAATAAGTTATTTAAGGATGGTGTAAATACATCTGGTCATTTACATCAAATACATGATTATCTATATAAGTTATATGTTGAAATAGATTACAATATGGTACATAAAGACGAAGTATTATATGTGGTATATGATAATTGCTATTTTGGCTATATCAGACCTGAAAAAGAATTGTACGATGGGCGATATATTGATATGTATGTATTGGCAGATAGTCCTATGAGAGGTGCTACATTAACTACAAACATGCAATATAGTAAACTACTAGGTTTTGGAGTTAATAAATTGTGGATAGATGATTTACAACCTGCTACAGAACAAGACTTTTTAGAGTATCATCAACTCTCACATATTAGCTTTGATGAAACAACTAATAAAGAAAGGTTTGATAATTACATTAGTAATATTAAATGAAAGTAAATTGAAGTATTTATTATTTACTTTCTTATGAATAAACAAATAGCAAAAAGCGGAAAAGAACGGTACAAAACTTGATGGATATATGGCAATACAAATAACACAGGATGCTAATTTTTACCAAGAAATAGCAGACAAAGCACTAAAGGCAATTGCCAATTGTGGCTGTTGTAGATGTGAGGACGCAATACTTTACGAACATTATCTCGAAATGCTTAATGATAATCCTCCAATGATGCCTTTTGATAGACCAGCGGAGTTTTAGCGGTTATGGGTAATGTATGTGGATACGTAATGAAAGAAATTGCAACTAGATTAACTAACTATTAACTAACTATCAAATAACATGGAAACAATTACATTACAAGGAGTAGAAACTACAATATTAAGAATTGAAGTAAGTAGTAGAGGTGGTGGAATAGAGATAGACCTTACACCATTTGGTTTTGAGGGTCAAAAGATGGCTGCATATCAAAACTATTTAGGTGGAGGTATGTTAGGTAAAGTATGCGTTAATGATACAATACGTAGACAGACTGGTACAACTGATAATGAAAGTGCTACTAAGTTAGATGCTATAGGCGAAGAATTAAAGCAATATTATCATTCATTAACTAATCCAGATGAAGATGAATGGGAACATAGAACATATATACAGAATCAAGATTTACCTGTAAGTGGATATTAATTATATAACACAAATAAATCATGGAGAAAGAAATTATGACAAACGAAATTGAACAATTAATTAAAAAGCATTTACCTGCACAAGTTGGAGATACTTTAAAGAAAGTATTAGAACAAGGTGAAAGAGACGCTAAGACTATAATAGAGCAGAAAGAAGAAATAAGTAAGTTAACCACACGATTAGAAACTGCTAATAATAAACTTAGTCATTATAGAAATTTTGACGATAGAAATGCAAAATTAGAAGTACGAGAAAGAGATTGTGACAAAAGAGAACGTGATTTGAAAATAGCTACGTTAGAGTATAAACTTGAAGTTGAGAAAGATAAAACCGCTTTTACAAAAAATGTGGCATTAGGATTAGTAAGAAATACTAACTATCGCACTCGTATTCTAAGTGATTCACAAATACCAACAAGAGATGAATTTAATAATGTTCACTATGACAATAAATATAAGGAAATAAACGAAGAACATACGACTGAGTAAATATAAATGACCTGAAACATGGAACCCGTATGCTAGTGAGTAGGGCTAAGTAGTACAATCTTTCGGAGGCAGAGGTATATAGCCATGTAGAGGGTCATTTTATACAATTAAACAATTAAATGTTATGGGAAATATAGCAAGTATAAAGTTACCAGTTATTGATATGGTTCAGTTAGTTGAAGAATTAACTGAAGGTATATTATCAGCAAGACCTATAATAAAAGAGGATAATGAGCATAAAACCTATGTTATATTAACGTGTCCTCATTGTTCTAAAAAAGGTAAAACTATTATTAGTAAACCTATTGAAGACCTTACAGATGATGATTATATACACTTGATGGGGTATATAACTCATTCTAGTACATGTCTATGGAGACTTGCAAGCATGTCATATCGTACAGTATTGAATCATAAGTTAAAGTTCATCAATGAGCTTAATAAATTAGAACATTATCTAAAACCAAGTGAATTATATGTAATAAACCAAGAGGATACTATAGCTAATGTAGTTGAGCCTATTGCAGTTACTAATAATTTAAGTAATTTAGTTGACATTCTAATTGGTAAGTATGGACTTAATGCTATTTTCATAGCTGACTACAGTCATGTAGATATACCAAATATGCAAACTAGCATAAAAATAATTACTGACCAAGTATATTACGTATACGTATATAAAACAATGTATAAAATATGACAGAATTTGATTATAAATTTACAGATTGGTACAAAGAATTACCAGATGTAGTTAGAACAGTAGTGGTATTGTTTCGATATGCCATTTCATATGGTATGTGGTGATATTGATACAGCTACCAAAATATACGAATCTGTTAAAGATAGACATTCAGAAGTAAAAAATCAATTACATATCTCAATACAACAATAACTATGAAAACTAGAACTCATACAGTACACCTTGAAAAAGGTGAACAAATTAATGAAAAAGAGTCTAACCTTAAAGAAGGTAAAATAGTAATTAATCAACCTATTTCTACATTACATGATGTAATTAAAGTTTTAATTGCAGATAATAATGATTTTGGTTATTATATAGAGAGTGATGGTAGATTTGTATGTAAGGCTATGAATCCTTTACGTATAAATATTAGTAATGATTCAATAAAAGCTATCACTACTAAACAAACCGATATTAATAAAGTTGCTATATATACTATATTAATAAATGTTGCAAGATTCGTTAATGGTAATGACTGGCATGCTGAAATAGGTAATACGGGTTGGATATTTTATTTGTATTATAACCATGGGTCTCCTATATTAAGATATAATACACATACTGTAACAAAAAATTTAACTGTTTATTTTAAATCTAAGGATGCAATGATGGAAGCAGTTAATATAATTGGTGAAGATACATTAATTGAATATTTAAAACTATTATAAGATGTTATGAAAAGGAAGCCAAAACATTATAGATTGATTGATACAGTTAATCATTTAAAGTATATAAGTAACACTTATGATATAGGTGATAGCCAATGTCCTAGAACCCATCCTTTTAGACATTGTCATTTTGTAATAAAGAAGTTTACACCATTTACTATAATAATATATATTAGTTCTCCTATTGAGAATAAAGCTAAACCATATGCTAAAGCTAAGAGTTGGTTCAGTAGAAAATACCTTATACAATGGTGGTTAGATGGTAAGTTAATAGATAATGTTACTAGAAGTAACTTACCTAATTTCATTAATGCATTAAAGCATTATCACATAATAGATTTGACAAATGAATAAAGAATTACATGTACCACCGAATAAGATTGTAAGTGCACATTTTGGTAATGGTCTTAGCGTATGGATTTCAGATATCTATTTGGATATAGCCTTTATTCACTCTGACCGTTCATTCTCAACATGCTATATACTATCTAAAGATACATTGGAATGTATAATGAGATTAGCAGCAACTGACAATAGAAATATATCTATTACACAAGATAGTAAAGTATTTGATATTCCACCATTAAAGGAATATGAGTATGAATTGTTTAATACATTAGAGTTACCATCATTTACTAAATATCAATATAGATTAACTAAAGCAACATATCAATAAAAACAGGGAGGTAAATATGCATAAACAATTAGATTTTGAAATAGTGGAGGCAATAAAGTATAAGGACTTTATCTATATTCCTACGGGTACTACTATAGACCTATCCATTTCCTATAGAGTAGAAAGTGTAGAAGTATTTAGATCTACAAGTAACGATAGTTTATTATTAGTAACAGGTGAATATGATAAAACACCTATACTATATATAAATAATAATACTATCGAGGGTATTACAGAGATAGTTGAAGAGACTGTTAAAGAGGTTGTTGATATGCCTATGGTAGATGTAGAACCATCAGTAGGTAAAAACTTAATAGATGGTCATGAACAAAACGTAAAATAATATGTATATTTTAATAGCAACTAACAATAAGTATTGTAGAAGACCTGAATTATTAGATGTAACTGATAACGAAGATAATATAGAATATATTATAAGTAGTCACTACAATCACAAACGTACAGTAGTAAAAACTACACTAATGTGTACACATAATATTAAACATCTACATTCTGAATATTTAGTTATGATTAAATATGAAGATGGTACATTTAATAATATTAACATAACAGTGTTTGAGTATGAGCTTAACGATTAGTCAACAAAAAGGTAAAGATCATTTATTAAAGTTTTTAGAGAGTTCTAATAGAGTATGGACTGTAATTAAAGGCCCTGCTGGAACAGGTAAAACTTTTATGATGAAAGACTTTTTACAAAGTATTCATTATTCTAAAGCAGTTGCTGCACCTACTCATAAAGCAGTACGTGTTATAGAACAAGCAACTAAAGTAAAGGGTGAAACATTACATTCACTACATGGATTAAGACCAAATTTCAATATATCTGATTTTAAAGTTGGAAGTATGCAATTTGACCCTATGGGTGAACAAAAATTAGGTAATTATAAACTTATAGTTATAGATGAAGCATCTCAAATACCACATGGTATACATACTTTAACTATTGAACGTGCAAAGAAATTAGGTGTTAAAATAATATATGTTGGTGATCCATATCAATTACCACCAATTGGTGAAAATCGTATATCTAGAACATTTGCAACTCAAGACAGTTTTGAACTAACTGAAGTTGTAAGACAATCTAAAAATAATAAATTATTAATGCTTTTAACAGAGTTAAGAAGTGATATAAAAAACGGTAGTAGTAGAATTAATAATGCATTATTATCTAGAGCTAAAGCTGATTTACGAGAAATGGAAACTGGTATTCAAACTTTAACTAGACATATGAAACCTGCATTATTAGATGAGTTTTTTATAGATGTAACTGATATACGAAATACTAGATTTACAGCTTGGCGTAGAGATACCATAGCTGATGCTAACTTATCAATAAGATCACGATTGTTTCCAAATGCAAATGGAATGTTAGTTAAAGGTGATGTTTTAACAGGTTATAAAACATTATTAGATTCTTTTCTAAATACAACTATTGTAAATAGTGATGATTACATTGTAATAGATGTAGTATATAGAACAGATGAAAAAGGAATAGATGGATGTTTAACAACTTTACAAAATATGGATACTAAAAAGATAGTAACTGTAAATATTGTAAATAGAGATTCACCTACCTATAATAATAGATTTGTACCTGCATTAAAACAAGCGTACATTAGAGCAAAACAATCAACTAAAGCTGAAAGACGTAAAAATTGGATAAAGTATTATGCATTTAAAGATTCTCATTTAACATTAGATGATATTTATTTATATGCTACAGATGGAAGTGTATATGATACAATACAAAAAGAATTAGATTATGGATATGCTTTAACAACTCACAAATTACAAGGTACAACTGTTGATAATATTATAGTAGATTTAAAAGACTTTCAAGTTGAAGAATATCAAAGTAAGTTTAGAAACAATTTGTTATATACTGCATTAAGTAGAGCAAAGTATAGAGCTTATACAATAACTTAGACTATGAGCATAAATCCTAATATTAAAATTTGTATTAGATGTGACTTATGTATATCAAGAACTCAAGTAGTTGATGGAAAAGGATCAATTAATGCTGATATGATGTTCATAGGAGAAGCACCTGGTTATAAAGAAGATAAATTAGGAGAGCCATTTGTAGGTAAGTCAGGACAACTATTAGATTATTATATTAATTTATATGGATGGGAAAAAGAACATTTATATTTAACTAATATAATAAAATGTAAAACTCCACGTAATAGAGAACCTAACAGTAATGAAATAAATAATTGTAAAGAGTATTTAATACGAGAGATTAATGTTGTAAAACCAAAGATATTAGTATTATTTGGTAATACTGCAATATCTACAATCACTGGTTATTCTAATCAAGTGAAGAAATTAGCAGGTAAACCTTTTAGATATAAAAATATGATAATAATGCCAATGTATCATCCTTCATATATAGGTATAAATAAAGAATTTATAACTATATATAATGAGCATTGGAAATTATTATATAAATTATTTAGTAAGGTTGTACCTGAATATCAATTTAATCCTAAATACAATGGTACGATTAACAAATGATAAACGAAATATAGCTATAGGTATATTATGTATATGTATAGTAGTATTAACAGTTAATATTAGAGTGTTATCAACAAGAGTTGTAGAATTAAAAAATAAATGTGATAATGAATACCCAGCTATTATAGATTCATTAAACTATGAATTATTTACATATAAAAAAGAACGTGTAGCAGGTTATATATTATATAATACATTTATGATGAAACCTAGTTTAACACAAGAAGAAGCTTGGTTATTAGATAGTACAATGTTTGCTATAACTGACAGTTCTGATATAGAAAGATTAGTCAATAATTACAATTTACAAGGTACAATATGGGACAAATAAAATATATAACTATTAGTAATTATGATGCTAATAAATTAAATATAACATACGATACTATAAAAAAGTTATTTGATTCTTATAGTAATCTTAAATATTTAATAAAAAATCATGATAAATTAACATGTAGACATGATTTAATTTTTAAGTTAGGTTATGTATTTAAATTTGATATATTAAATAAATTTAGTAGCATTGTATCATTTGAAGAGTACATTCTTAATGCATTTGATACAATGTATCATTTAGAATCTCAGTTTTCAAACGCATTTAATATATCATTTATAAATGTATTTAATTTCATAGATTTTACAAATAAATATACAAATGTTAATAATTTTACTAATATTGATTTAATAACTAAAGGTATTGAATCAATATGTAAAACATTACTATTAAGTGGTAATGAACTGTTACCATTTGTTATTTATACACAAAATTCAAACGAATCTACTAATCATGTAGATTTAGGATTTATTGTTAATACTTTTAATGTTGTACAAATATACATTCCTGTGGAAGAAAACAATGAATTTAAATTGTACACGTTAGAAAAGTATTGTGAACTAAAAAATGATAAATTAATAACTATTAAAATAATATATCAACATGAACAAGAGGACTAAATTAGGTTATGTAATAGCTGAATATAATGGTTATAGAATAAGAGCTATTCTTAATCATGGAAAAGACAGTGGTAAAATGGCAGTATATGCAGGTAAAAAGAAAGTTAGTGAGGAACATACAATAAACAAAGCGAATATAGATAAATTATTAATATTTATAAAGAAACTGTAATGATTGATTATAAATATTTATCTTCTATTGGTTATACTGCAACTGAAGATAATCCATATTTATATTTACAAGAATTTGTAAATCCTAATCCTAATAAGTTTCCTGATATAAATAAATGGGCTTATGATATAGAGGATTATAAAGATTTCTTCTCTGTTACATTTATTCCTGCTGATACATCTAAACAATTAATTAAGAAGTATTGTAAAGCGGATATGACAAATAATGTTAATGCATTAATTAAAACAATGCGTAATATGAATATTGTTATATTTACAATACGTAAAGGTGATGGTTGTGTAAATTTAAAAGAGTTTATAAAAACACGAGCTATTTATAGAATAGGTTTTAATAACATAGGTTATGATGACCCTATGTTAGGATTATTAATGAGAACCAATGATGAAGTAGCTAATACTGGGTACATACCTAAGTTAAATATATTACAACCTAGTAATGATAAATATATTTATAAATCATTAAATGATGCACTATTTGAATTAAGTAATAAAATAGTAAATGATATATTAACTTGGGATGAGAAAAAAGCTTTAACCTTTAGAGGTATTCAATTAGATATAATGAAGTTGAATAGATTAAATGAATTAGGTATTAGTTTGAAAAAGGTTGCAGTTTCATTAATGTGGTATAGGATACAAGACTTACCATATACTCCAGGTATGAGACTAGATACACCAAAAGGTTTAGAAGAAGGTCGTATATTCAATACTTTAACTTATAACATAAATGATGTATTAATTACAATTATGGGTTTTAAGAAAAGTAGAAATGAATTTAAAATGCGAGCTGGAATATCTAAAACTTTTGGTGTGAACGTTCATTCGTTATCAAGAAGTGCTACAGGCGATAAGATATTAGAAAGTAAGTATTCTGAAATATCAGGTAAACCTGTATGGCGATTTAATAAACTTAGAACTGTTAGAAGAGCAGTGCCTTTTGTAGATATAATATCAGATAATATAACATTTGAAACTGATACATTTAAAACTTTATATAATGAATTAATTAGAACAACTGCATATTCTAAAGGTCATCCTAAACATGTTAAATTTAAAAAGGAAATTATATTTAATGGTACTAAATATAAAATGGCATTAGGTGGTTTACATAGTGTAGATAGACCTATGTATTTAAAAAGTACTGATGAATATGATTATACCGATGCTGATGTTGTATCGTATTATCCTAACATAATGTTAAATTCATTTGTATGTCCTAGACACTTAGACCCTAATGTATTTCTAGCAGCTTTGGAAGTAATGTTAAATGATAGGGTTGAGGCTAAGAAATTACAAAAAGATAAGACATTAGATAAGGAAATTAGATTAAAATATAAATTCATCAATGAAGGATTAAAAATCTCAATTAATAATATATATGGTAAGTTAGGCTATCAACATGGTTGGTTATATGATTTACGTGCAATGTATAAAACAACTATTAATGGTCAATTAATGTTGTTTAAGTTAATTGAAATGTTATATTTGAAAGGTATTCAAACAGTAAGTGCTAATACTGATGGTATAATCTGTAAAGTCCCCAAGGGGAAAAGAGATGCATATTTGCAAGTGTGTCATGAGTGGGAGAAACTATTCAATTTCGATCTTGAATTTACAAACTATTCTAGATATTTAGCAACATCTGTTAATCATTATATTGCAATTAAAGATAACGGAGAGATTAAAAGAAAAGGTGATTTTGAAAGTGAAATTAAATTAGATAAAGGTTACAGTGCGCCAATAGTACCTATAGCACTTGAAAATTGGTTTTTAAATGGTATATCTATTAGTGATACTGTAAATAGTAATAACAATCCATTTAATTTTGTATATTCGCAAAAGGTTGGCAATGTTATGGAACTGTTTACCTTACATGTTAATCCAAGTACAGGTAAAGTAGAAGAAAACAAGTTACAAAAAACTGATAGATATTATGTTAGTACACAGGGTAAGGTATTAATTAAACGTTACCATCCTACGCATGATAAGTATAAGTTAAGAGGTCAAATTAGAAACTTCAATTTAAAAAAAGGACAGTTTGTGAATATAGTTAATGATATACGATATAATCATAGTCTTAATGATTTACATCGTAATTACTATATTAAAGAATCACATAAAATATTAGATAAAGCATTACATTTAGATTATAAACTAATAACTGGTACTAAAAGTAAAAGCGGTATCAGTGGTAACTTATTTGAAGGCTATGAGTAAATTTATAGGAATTGTTAAATATCAAAAAGGTGATAAAGTTAAATACATTACACCTAGTAGTATGAGTTTACAAATTACAAAAGTAGATACTACTGCTGAACTTACAGTTTCAAATGTTGAAATTGTTGATAGAAATGGGCTATATTATCAAATATGTGAAGTGACTGATGGTAGAGCTAAAACATTTGCAACAGGGTTAGAATTAATGCCAGCTAAAGAGGATGAATATAAAATGTGGGAAGCGAACAAAGCTAAAATCAATGATCGTTCAAATAAAGGTAAACGGTCAGTTAAAGCTACTAAAGAAAAGTTTAAACCTAATATTGATATAGCATCCAATGCATTAAATGGATTAAATTTAAAAAATACAATATGATACTTAGTAATGAAACTATACCAAATGATATAGTCAAATTATGGGCTATGAAATTTAATAGAAAGATGGTGTTAAGAACTTATAAATCTTATAATCCATTAAAGTTAGTATCTGAATTTCTAACATTTGTTAAATCAAAAACAAATAGTATATTAATAATAGTAGAAAATGATTATTATAAATATATTTATTTAGAATATTTTAATGCTTATCCTGATTATATAGTTAAAATTTATACTATAAAAGAAGCAGTTAAGTTAAGTAATGTTAGATATGATTTTGGAATTGTTGATTGTACAGGTTATATGTACGATGTATTAACATCTGGTAAATTAGCACACATTATTTTTGATCGTTATTTAATAATAGATAACACTCGTAAACTAGAAAATATAAATGCTGAATTTCACAATGAAGAATTAACATTTGAAGTTGAACTATATAAGTTATCAAATGATGAAATACATAGATTTGTACAATACAATAATTTTATTATTGAAAAGTATAGATTATTTAAAAGTCTAGCTCGTCACTTTGAAGGAAATACTGATTTACCTATAAGTCCTTATGATATAATGAGATATTGTATATATGGAATGGAATACAATGGTAAACGATTTTCATATAATAACATTTGTGGATTGATAGCTACTGAAGAAGGATGGCATCCTAAATTACAACCTAACACTATTAATAATAAAATGATACTTGATAACTTTCATCCTGATAGATTACATGATATAGCTATTAGATTACAATCATATATAAAGTATCGTAATGATATGTTAAATGCAAATAATTCACTATTTACTAAAATTAGTAAATTCGCTAATCATAATAACGATGAACAAACATTATGTTTAGTTGATACTACAAAGTTAGCAGAATTTATAAGTAATCAATTAAATAGTGAATGGTTTGATGGATATCCTATGACATTAGCTGTAGGTAATACATTAACTAGTAGATTAATGTTTAATTACAATACAAATAATGTAATAACTGATAAAAAAGGCAATCCTAAGAAATTAGGAACTGTAAGATTATTACGAGCTATACACGATGCATCCATTAATAATCAGTGTAAATTATATATAGGTGGTAAAACTATTAAAACAATCAATGTGCCACCTAATATAAACAAAGTATTGATGACAATAGTTGAACCTCAGCTAATAGGTAAATTTGAACAATCGCATGATTTAGATTTACTTTTAGATGGGAGTGAAATAGAAGCTGGATTAACAGGTTTGACAGGGTATTTGTGGCTTTTGCCAACGTTTATAAAGACCGCTGATGATGAAGTCATATTACCTAAACCTCTCTCAAATCTTATAAAAATGCTTTCAGATGTGGATTGTAAACGAGCATATTTGGTAAACTCAGATGTCATTGATTAAGGTAAATAAAAGTGAAATAAATGTAAATTTCTTAACTTAAAATTTGCAAGTGTCAATTTTTTATAATACTTTTACAATATGGAAAAAGATAAGGTAAACACTACATCAAAAAACCCAAGTTCTGAAAAATCTATCGAACCTACTAAAGTAGAAGATAAGAAAACGGATGTAGACATATCTAATGACAATGATGAAGTTGTTAATGATATTAAACTTGATAAACTTGAAGATGCAAATATCAATAACACTGATATTAATACATCTAACCATAACACTTTAATAGGAAATAAACTTATTAAAGCTCCTAAATCATTAACACCTATTGGACATATGACAGATGTGGTAGCAATATCTAATGATTTAGGATTTGCTAGTCCTTTAGAGTATTTAACGTTTATGGTAAAATCATCAACCAATTCTATTACAAGAGAAGGTGATGCATTATTACTATATCAAAAGTCAAGAGAGATTAATGTAGGTTGGACTACAGCATTAGAAAATATCTATATGATACCAACTAAAGGTGGCACTAAAATTAGTATTAGTGTACACTTAGCTAAAGCTATGTTAATCACTCGTTCTAATGTAACATGGAAATTAATAAAAGATTTTGAACCTGCTTATAACTATTTAGCATTAATAAATGACGAAAAGGTTATATTCAAATACAATGAACCTTTACCTGAAAAACATGTTATATATAATACAACTAATGAATTAAAGAACCACGATAATAGTAATGGTATTATAGGTTTAATTCCTATATTAAAGGAGGGTAAACCTGTTATTATAACTAGAGTTACTGAATATGAGTTTAGACGTACTCGTATAGTAAATGGTAAAAACCATGAAGATGTTATACATAGTAGATTTTCATTAAAAGACGCTGAAGCTGCTGAGTTAATAAAACCATCTGGTAATTATAATAAGTATCCTAATATAATGATTGACCATCGTGCATTCATGAATGGAGCTAGAGCTATCGCACCTGATATATTATTTGGTATGTATGCACCAGCAGAATTAGACCAAGTTGAAGGTACTACTGTACTGTTAGATGAGAATGGCAATCCTATTGAAGTTATAAATTAAACATATAAGTAATCACTCCAATTACATTTAAGTATTTAACTAATTTATTTATTTTATTAATTTTAAACAAATCTTATTATGGATTTTAATGTTGATTTTAATGCACTAGCTGAAAGTGCTCAAAGTGCAGCAAGACAGAAAACTGTTGTTAATCGTTCAGGTGAACCAAGAATTACATTCTCTTCAATGAGAAATAAAATGAGTATTAGTAGCGGTGCTATTAATCTTATGGGAATTGACAAAGATAAAGATGATACTATTATTCTTTATGACTTTGGAGTTGAAGCAGGTGAGAAAAATGGATTCCGTTTTGCAACATCTAAAGGTTATATCAAAGATGGTAAAGTAAAAGGAACTACCATTGGTGATAGTAACCAATTCAGTTATTCAGGAATTTGGGCTCGTGGTATTTATCCTGACCTTGATTTTGATCCAGTAAGTAAGCCAGTAGAAGAAATGGCAAAACTTGGTCTATTGACTATTGATCCTGATAATGAACGCAGTGTTAAAGCAGATAAGATTGTCACTTACGATGTAGAAGAAATCAGAGATGCTAATGGAGAACTCATTGATGAAGTACCGGTAGATAAGAATGCAGAAGGTGAACTTATCACTGTTAAACTCTATGCATTGGTTAATCGTACAGAACGTGAACGTCCTACTGATTCAGAAGATGAAGATGAAGATTAATTAATGTATTATTGCTAATACTTAAAGTTTCTTTTTTAATTGAAAGCCCTATGGTAATAAATAGGGCTTTTTTAACCTTTTTATTAATTAATTAAAACATAATACTTATGGCTATTAAATTAGACAACACGTTGAACGTCGAAAGTAGGTTGCCTATTGAACCATTAATCGACAAACAAACAAAAGCTGAAATTCACGATGGCATTCCATTTGTTAAGTTAGTAAGAGTTGAAGTAGTTAAAACAGTTCACGAGAAAGGTGAGTATAAAGGATTAGAAGTTCCTGAGTTACAAATTGAGTTTATTAATCATAAACTTAAAACTGACGAAGAAGATCGTTATTTGCTTTTACGTGAGAAATGTGTACATTCAAAGAAACTTATGGAAGGCAGTGAAACTGAATATACTAACATTGACAGTAAAACAGTTGATGACTTAACTCAAGCAATGTATGCTAGAATTAAGCACATTCATGATGCCTATGCCTTCTCTCCTAATTATGTATCATTTGCTAAAATGACAAAGAAAGAAGTAAATGAATACTTTAATCTACCAAGTGTAGATGATAATATGAGTCCTGAGGAAAGAGTTGAAGCTTTTACAAAGTTCTTTGAATTTGTAGCAGGAAGTTTCAATGGTGCACGTTCAGGTGACAAAGGTGAACCTATTTATAAAGATGGTAATTCATTCTTTGTAATGAGACTTAAAGTAGTTGCTGAATATAAATATGGTAATTATTTTACTATTCCTACTTATGTAGGTCAAGGTTTTATTGAAAGAGCTATTCAGAAAGATGGTAAATGGCAATCACCTAAACGTGTAAGTAAGCGACCTGGAGATAGATTCGAACTATCACCTAAGAAATCTAAAAATGCCATTCTTAAAGAACTTGAAAGTGCTAACCAAGACACTGAAAAGTTGTTAAATGATATGGATATTTAATTTATAAGTGTAATATTAAATAAGGTAGTACATTAGTACTGCCTTATTTTTATATTTATTAATTAATGCTATTATCACCAACAGATAGATTATTAGACTTTGTATTACAATTTGATCAAATTGAATTATTCTCTAAGGTTACAAGTATAACACCAGAGGAAATAAATGAATGCTTGTCTGTTAAAAGTAGAACTACCTTAAATTTAATGCGTAATGAAAGACGACCATCTGTTACATTCTATGTTAAGAATGGTAAATTACGTATGCATGATTTTGCAGATATTAGATATAGAGGTGATATAATAGATATAGCAGGATTAGTAACTAATTTAAATTGTAATAATCCTAAAGAGTTTATATTAATATGTAAATGGTTAATAAATCTAGCAGTAAAAAATGAAATAGTTAAACATAAAATAGAATACTCTAATAGTAATAATGAACCTACAGATATAGATTATAATATAAGACCTTATAGTAAATATGATACGTTATATTGGGAACCTTATGGTATTACTGAATCATGCATGAAACGGGAAAGGATATATCCTTTACATTCTGCAATAATAAATAATAAGGATAAAGTAACATCATATGAACATTCAAATAAGGACAGAGCTTATGTTATTATATTGTATCCATTATTTTATTCTAAATTGTATTTTATAGATAGACATAAAAGTAGTAAACTGCCAAGATTTATAACTAACTTTCCACATCCTATTGAAAGACCTGATTTATTAGTAAGAGGTGATATATTAATATTACTTAAATCAACTAAATGTAGGGCTGTATTTAATAACATACTAGCATATATAAGTTCTGTAGAACCGACATTAGTTAATACTAAGATTGTAGTTAATTCACTATCATCTGAAACTATAGTATTTAATAAATTTTGGTTAGATGTGATATCTAAATATGATAATCATTTAATAATAGTAGATAACGATGATATTGGAGTGATGATGAATGATCGTTTTATATTAAATGGTTTAAATAGTACAGTTATTAATACTGGAATGAAAGATTTATCTGATACATATAAGTCAAATAAACAAGTAGCTATTAATTATGTATACGATATATTATGCGATCTAAATATATTATAAAGACTTATAAAATAGATGACTTTAAAACTTTATCAATTCTAGATACTGATTCTAACACATTAACTAAGTTTATAGCTGTTCCAATAGATGACCAATTAGATTTTATAAGTATCCACGAGTTAGAACCATTTGTTAAAGCAATGGGAGAAATTGATGGCACAGAAAGTAAAAGTAAATTAGGTTCATTTATTCCACATGTATATGTACGTGATTCTAAAAGTATGAGTAATGTTAAAGTTAGATCATATGCATGTTGTTCAATAAAAGAGTGGACAGATAGACCTATACATTATGATGCACATAGTTCATTTAATTGTATATTAGAAAAGTTAATGTACCCTGAAGGATTAATAATAACAGTAGAGGATGTATAATGAAAGGTGAAGTATACAAATGTGATAGATGTGATAAATTATCTAGTGATATAATAAATGATAGATGGATAGAAATTAAAACTACAAAAGGCGAATTACAAATTAAAAGAGCTGGTATAAAAGCCTTAAGTTTAGATTCAAGTAATCAATTTCATTTTTGTAGTCCTCACTGTTTATTAGAGTTTTTATTAGATCATATTCAATCTAGCACTATAAATAATGAAGAGTTAACTAAAGAATTAATTGAAATATTTGAAGTAGACTCTGATGTAGATAATGTTGATTCAATTGCAACATTTAAGGTGGAACTAAACGGTAAAATACCTAGTGATGTATGGAGAAATGAAGTATCTCAACTAGGATTAAATCCCGATGATTATGTAATAAGTAATGAAGATGGGCACACCATACTAAACATTTATAAATCCTATTATCATAAAAATGAGTGATTTACAAGATATGAAGTTGGAATATTTAATAGGTACAATTAACTCATATGTTATTAAAGTGCAAAGTTTTAAATATAACATTAACATAAATAGACAATTTAATTCATTACGAATTAACTATACTGTTACTCTAACATTTAAAGATAAATTTAGAAATAAACGTATCATAAAAATTAGAAATTATGATTTAGAACATGCACTTTTAATAACAATTGCAACATTAGAAGATTTAATTGAACTTATAGAAGGAGACAATAGAGTAAGTTACGTATTTAATTATAATAATTATACAAATGAAAACAGAAGGTAAAAAAGTTAGTAAATTAGACAGTGGTATAATATCTAATACCGTAAGATTAAAAAATGAAAAAGAAATCTATGCAATGATTAAAGAAAGTATAGATGAAGGTAACATTTCAGATGAAGGTTTACTTAGATTTTATATTGCCACCTATAAATTAAACAAAGTTAATGAATTAATTAAAGAGGATAAACAATTAAAAGAAATAATTGATAACTTAGCTTTAGAATTTAATAAGTCAACAATTGATGGTAAGAAAATATCTCATGGTGTTACATATACCAAAAAAGAGTTTGAAAATCCAATTACAGATATTAAACAAGAGATAGATAAGTTATTTAAAGATTTAGATAATTTATCAGAAGTTCAAAAGGCTTTACCTGAAGGTACAAATATAAGTGTTAATTTAGATACTATTGAATTAGCTGATAATTTAATAGAGTTAGGTCATAAACTAAAAGATATGCATGGCTCGGTAGTTGATTTAGATGCACCTATTAAATATCAAACTCATGGTATTAAATTAGCTAATATTAAGTTTTAAAAATGAAAGCTCCGGTATCAATATATTTAAGTAATTCTAAATTATATAACTATCCTAGACCTGTTGATATGGGCATGGAAAATGAAATAATTGATAGTTATACTTTAAATGATACATTTAAGTTGTTATTAATGCGAGTATATGAAGTATATATTCCAACTGGTTATATAAACATTTCTGAATTTAGATTACATAAATATAAAAAAGGAAGATTCATTATTAAAGTTATATCTAAGTTGGATTCAGATATTGACATTAAAACAATACATAACATTCAAGTAGTAGGTGAAACAATAAAAACGTATAATAATGCTAAAAAGTTATATTATTCTATTATAGATAGATATAACGAAGGCTATTTACAATTTAATTTAATTTAATATGGCAAATATAGAATATGCAGAATTACTGCAAACTGATGCATGGGTAAATCAAAATAGAACTTATCCATCCCCAGGACAACTGTCTAATTGGTTTCTAAATGAATTGAAACTAAATGATATGTTTACTGAAAACTGTAATATAAATGCAGAGGTATCTGATAAAATACAGTTAGCACCTACAAATGGAGGTCAAGGTTTAACAAGTTTTCAAAAAGGTTTAGTTAGTATAATATCTCCATTTGGAATAAGTAATGACAGTATATTACCTGAAAGTAATTATACAGTAGGTATAATCTGGTCTTATTCAGGTAAACAACCAATTATAAAAGTATATAGAGGTACAAATGTAATGGCATGTATGAATATGATGATTCTAAATGCTGATGATATTAAAGTATTGAAGATAAAAGCACCAACTAAAGGTTCAGATACAAGACGTAAAGAAGTAGAATGGAACCGTGCAGTTGAAGATTTAAGATTTGCATTAGAGGATACATCCCATGAATTTAATAATGATATAGAGAATAGTGTAAAAGATCAACATAGATTTCAAATGACACTATTCAATGAAAAATTAGATGAACAACAAGTTAAAAATGTTATTGCTGATTTAAACATTATAAACTATGAATTAGAATTAGTGAATACATATACATTTAATTTTGGAATGGCTGCAATGTTAAGTCCTAATCAAAACGGTAGGATATTCCAACTATATAACTTACATGAGGAAGGTAATAATCGAATGTGGAATGTATATAATGCATTTACACAACATCTAAGTAGCCATAAGACTGAAATTGATACTAAACCTGAAAAAGTATTAGGTGTAACTAACTTAATAAAGGTAGTAAGTGGTATGACAACAGTTGACGAATTAAATAAATCTAGAAATTAAAAATGAAATTTAAAATGGAATATGTTAAACTAGGATTAATGTTAATATTTGTAGTAAGTTTAGTTATATTTGTACTACTTACTACTAGAGATATAAGTCAATTAAAAAGGCATGTAAGATTACATGAACAATCTATTCATTCTCTAATAGGTCAAAAGAACCATTTACGTGAAAACGTAGGTGAAATCTATTCAAAATTGATAGTTAAACGAGAAGTTAAACATACAGGTAAATTGACTAAAGCTAAGGAAGGTGATTCAGGATATGATTTACATTGTACAGACAGCTTTGTAATATCTCCGAATGCCAGATTATTAGTACCAACTGGTGTACATGTAGCTTTACCTGAAGGCTTTGAGGCTCAAGTTAGACCTCGTAGTGGATTAGCTAATAAACATGGTATAACTGTAGGTAATTCTCCTGGAACCATAGATGAAGGTTATAGAGGAGAAGTTAAAGTTATATTAGTTAATCATGGTAAACGAGCTATAACTTTTGAAAAAGGTGATAGAATAGCTCAACTTGTAATAGCTAAAGTAGCACCTGTATATACAGATTCAATTAGTATGGAGGAATTTATTAAATTACCTACTACTGATAGAAAAGATGGTGGATTTGGAAGTAGTGGTAAATAAGAAATAGCCTTATTTTTAAGTTGTAAGGTTAATTATTAACTGTGTGTAGGGAGTGTGTAAAAGCACTCCCTTTTTAAAATCAAAATTATGGCAATTAATTTAATAAAAGTTGAAGGTTATGTATATAACTATATATTATACACAGTGATGGATAAAATAGGAGATTTTGAAATCTTACAAGTATTTGACGAAGAAAATGAAAGTGTGGAGCGAGATGAGTACTATTTATTGAAATTCAAAAATTTAATAATAGCAAGTTCAAAAAGTCCTATTATATTAAATTCGGAATGTGAAACTATAAAGTATTAACAATAACTTTTAAATAAAAGTGCATCTCTCTTTCCTTTAGGGAGTTGTAAGGAATCCCCCTATAGGAGAAAAAGATGCATATTGATACTAACCATTTAAACTTTAATTTATGGGACATAAAAGTTCTAAACGAAACTATACATTAAAGGTAGAATACTTTACTAAGTATAAATTAGTTAGTTTTACTAACACTATTAAATTCTATTCAAATAGAAGTAGAAACTCAAAAATAGTTGAGACTGCTAATCGTGAATATGCAGATTATTTATTAGGATTAAACTCTATACGTCCTAAAGAATTGTTAATATATAAAGCTAATGTTTACAATAATAGTAGAATATCATTGAATATTACAGATTCATTAATTAATCATTTAAACACTATTTCTGACAATAAATTATTATTATGTAATTTAAAAGAAGGTAAACTATTAGGAGTTGTAGATACAATTGGATATTCTGTAAATAAAGATAAATTAGATCATTTAGTTACAAGTGATGATATTACTATAAATGTATATATAATAACTGCAACTGATCACAAAGCTACAGTGAATATTCCATTAAGTAGTAATGATTATATTATATATACAACTCACATAACAGATATTTTAAAAGATGAGTTTCCTGATTATTATATTAAGTTAGCTGAAACACGTAATATATTAGAAGGAAGTGAGAATTAATAAAATAAAAGGTAAGTATAAATTAAAATACTTACCTTTTTTATGTAACCACTATAAGAACAAATTGCTATCTCTCTCTACCACCTGCTTTTGAAGGCTTAGTTAAATCTGTGAATTTCTCTTGTAGTTTAAATGTATCATTCATTTTATAGTAATCAACAATAGAACTTATATTACGTAAACTGTAAACTTCACGTGCTAATGGTACTAATGACATCAACTGTGAATTAAATTTACTACGTCCTTTCTTAGGCCCTCCTTGGAATCTAGATTCATAAGGTATACCAAACATTGTACCTGCTTCACCTAAACCATAACCTAATAACTTACTAAAGTCAGTAACAGTTTTAAGTGATGGTGCAGGACTATCAATAAATCTATCAAATATTGATTTCCATCCCAATATAGGAGTAAATTCACTAAGTTCCATAGACATTGATGATACTTGATACATTAAGAATCCATATAGTAATTCATTTGTTTTACTCTTTTTCTTCCAATCGTCTAATCCTGATGCAGCAAACATAGCAGCAAATACAGTAGTTAAGAATGCTGAGAAATTAAACATGAATCTACGAATGTTACGTTTATCAATATCGTCCATTGTTCGATACATAGTTCCCATTTGACCCCAATATCTCAATACAGCTTTAAATAAATTAACTGATGCTCTTTCGTTCTTATCTAACATTCTGTATTCTTGGAAAGGTCTAAATGCTAAATCCCACATACTTATAGCAGAACCTTTAGTCCAAGTGTTAAGTCCTTCATTCCATATTGTTCTATTGAATCTTTGACCATACCACCTATTCCAATTAGGTCGCATCCACTTTCTAAACTGTGTTAATGTTTCACCCCACACATATGTTTGTAGTTTAGATGCATCAACTCTATTATAAATACCATGCATACTGTGATTTACTCGTTTAACACGTAATTTAAACTTTGTAAATTCATTCTGGTTTAACTTAACCTCTTTTTTAAGACTTAATAATCCATCTTTAGTAGTATGAGATTCATATACTGTTTTATAAGATTTAAAATCTTTTTCTTTTTGTTTTTTAAGTTTCTTATATTCAGTTTTATAAATATTTTTAACTTTTTTCAATAATGAAGAGTTCTTATGTAGAATTGTAGAGTTTATAATCCACCTTCCAAAGTAATCAGTATATTCAAATGGTCGCCATGATTCCTTTTCACTATATTTAGTTTTATAGGTCTCAAATTCCTTTAGCTCCTCTTCAGTTAAATTACCTTTTAATAACTCTTGTGCTAAATTGCCCATATAATCAGACATATTCATAATTGTACCATCCACTACTCTATGTGAATTTAACATTCCTAAATACATTCCATATTGCATTATATGTTCACCTGCATTATTAAAGAAATATGCTAAATCTGTAGCCATCAATAACCTATCAGCAGTGTTTTTAACATCAGATGTAATCTCTTGTCCTTTTTCATTTTGTTTTTCTAATAATGTATTATGCTCTTTTATAAAAGCAGCTGCTAAATTATTAGTTTCTTCACTATGAGGATTTGCTATAATCTCTGATATGGCACTTCTATATTGTCTAAATCCTTTTATCAAACCTGTTCTATCTACAAATTGACCAGATTCCCCTTCTGACATTATATCAATCACACCTTTTGTTAAGTTCTTAACACCTGCTCTAATGTTACCTGACATAACACGTAATGATGTTAACTGACGTAAACCTTTAAATATACGTTCATAAGTTTGATTCATTTTAAATTCATCAGTTTGATATATCTTACTTTTCATGTAAGTTTGAACAAGATTTGCTAAATTACTCTTATCTCCACTTTCAAATAGAAATTCATCTGACTGTTGTGATTTCTTTTTAGCTACGTCTTTTTTAGGTTTACCTTTATGTAATACATAACTCTTTGCAAACTCTCCTAAGAAGTCTGTATACATAGAATATTGATCATGAAGTAACATCTTTTCTTTATAGTTTAAACTCTCTTCTATAAATGATCTATATATTTTAAGAGGGTTATATTCCATCTTTTCTAATGTTAACTGCTTACGTTGTAGAGTTTCAGCTTTATTATGTGCTAGTATCTCACTATAACTAGTAAAGTCTCTACCGTACTCTTTGTTAACATAATTTACTATAGAACGTTCATAATCTTCTTGTTTTTCATTTCTACGTCTATTTCTAAATACTAATCTCTCTTTATTAAATAATAGACCTAGCATTGGAACACTTAAGTTATATACTGTTTTATTGGTAATATCTGTCATAGCTGTTGTACTACTTGCTTCAGTTGCTGCAAATCCCATAAATCTTACAAAGCTTTGCCAATTACTTCTTTCACCATTATATAATAATGGTATTCTACTTGGGTCTACTATAATACCTTTATTAAAATCCAATAACTTGCTAGGTAAACCAATTAAGTAATCATATAATCCCTTTAAATTAGGGTCATTCATTATACGTTGAAATTGCTTATTAGGTTCTATGTTATCTCCTTTATCTAAGGCTTTACTCTTAGGTCTTAAAACAATTAACTTTCTATATGGGTCACGAATGATACCATGATATGCTAAGAATATACGCTTTTGTTGTTCATTCATACCAGATGTATATTTATCAATAAAGTTCTTAATTGACATTTCAACTCTGGTCGCACCTTCTCCTACTACTACTTTACTAGCACCAAGTTTATCTCCATATTTATTATAAAACTCTTCATATTCTTTTAATAAGTTAATTCTAGAAGCAGACCTTGCCTTTTTTAATTCATATTTTATTTGATTTTCATTTAAGCCTTCTTCTTCTAGTTTCTTTCTTAGCTCTTTAGCTTCATTCTCTTCCCATGACTCTGTAGCTATTTGTATTCTAGCGATCATATCTACTATCTTACCATAAAAGATTTGTTCATTATGGGCAGTTACTAAATGCATTGTATCCTTACCATCATAGTCTTTAGCCATGAATATATCTTTAAACCATTTAGTAATTTCAGCTGATTTCTTTAAAGTATCACCTTTATATCTCCATTTATCATCACCTTTATATGCTTTAGCTAATAACTTATAAAAGACTAACCTTTCCATTTGCTTTTCGTGATTAATCTTATCTTTAATAACTCTATCAGTCATACCTATTGCATCATCAAATGGAATACCGTGGTCAAATCTAGAATCTAACCATAAAGCTGGAATAGATATATCTTCAAATCTAAATAATACATTTGTATCTGTTTGTTCAAAATCTATACTTCCATCTTCGTTTCTAATTATGAACTCTTGAACTTTAGGATTTCTACTATTAAATGCTATTAATTCAGTCATATATTCTCTAATTGACTGAGAGTATATTTTATGTAATTCTAAAGCCTTATTTAACAATCCATTTTCACCACTTGTTAATCCTTCTACAGTATTATTATAAGCGTCTATTAAGTTAGCTGTTAATATATTATCAATGCCTTCAGTTTCAATAAGTGTTAAATCTTGAGCACCTTTAACTATATTAACCATTTTATTTATAAGGTTCATATCCTTAACAAATCTATTAGAATTGTTAATACTCCTTACAAGTTGATACATACTTAATTTAGGATCATTATAATACTTAGCACGTTCTTCCAAATATGTAATATTACGTAACCCAAATGCTGTAAAGTCTCTTAGATTATTTATAATTTTAGATAACATTACATCTAGACTAGTAATATCCATCTTTTCAGTAAGCTCAGGAATTAATGCTGTAAGTGATTGTATTAACTCTTTATACGGCCCATTACCATATTCATGTTCCATAGCAACTAGTGCAGCATTAATAGCTTCTACTGTATCTTTAGCCTTTCTGATTGTTGCTTGAGTGCCTCTAAGTTCTAACGATTTTAAATGTTCTTTATATAGTGCTCGTTCTGTATTATCCATTGGTAATATATCAGCACTTCTTACTATCTCACGAGCATCTATATAATCAGTTGTTGCACTTAAATTAATAAAATCTTCTACCTCTAAAGAATCTATAATAGGTCTATTATTCTTACCATGTGTAGTTAATGTAGTTTTAATATTACCTAAATATATATTATCAGGTGATATCCTAGGAGCTTTTAAATTGATACCTTTATATCTTAACATTGCAGGTACTTCTAACATTCTAGCATAGAACGTACCTTGCAATGCATGTCTAAATCTTGCAGAGAATGATTCATTAGGCCCAACTCCTGCATATGTATCACTCTTAGTAGTACTACTTGAAAATTTAATATCAAATACAGTTCCACCTTTATTATTCATATCAAATAAATCAATAGAGCCTGTAGTTAAAGTAGAACCATTTTTAGCATTTGGATTAAGAGATGCAATTACTAACTCAGTAAATGCTTCATGTACATCTACACCACTTTGAGTTCTAATCGAATCTATTTGTTGCATTATACCGCCTGCTACTTTAAGTAAGTCAGCTGCTGTTACATTACTTGTTATTATCTCTTTAGCTATTAAGTTTTTATGTGCAATGTTAATAGCATTTTCAATTGTCTCAGGTTTTACATTATCTAATAAATCTTTAACAATTGGTAATAAATAGCTATGCAATTCACTACCTGCACGTTTATCAAAATCATCAACATTTACATTAGTGCGCTTTCCTACTATATCAGTAATATGAGCAGATACACTTTTTACTTTAGCTTTAGACTCTTTAGCAGCTGCATTTATAAATTCAAAAGCTGCCTTATTAGTCTTATTACCCATATATAATGCTTCCTGATTAACTCTTAAATCATCAATCCTAGATTCAGTTTCAGGATTTGATAAATCCATTGAATATACATTACCTTCATTATCTGTATAGTCATAAGTATCATCAGTTTCTAATTGAGTATTAGAATTATAAGTTCTAAAACCTTTACTGAATAGTACATTAGAATTAATTACATCAGATACATTAGGTTTATATCCATTTCTAAATTGAATATCAGATATAACAGATGATATTGGTCCAGCTATTGTAGGATTATTAGCCATTAATAATGTTATATGGCCAGCTTTAGTTAGCATAGGTAATTTAGTTAAATCATTTGCTAACCTATTAAGCATATCTACAACATTAAAATCACTTAAGTCGTTTATGTAACCTGTAGATGGTATATGAATTGATAATTTAATTGCATCATTCTCATTTATATTATTATTTATAATATCACTTACCTGCTTTATAAAACTACTTGAGTTAATTCCACCTACTCTAAATAATTTATTATTTAATTTACTAGCTGCTAATTTATTTTGTAAATCGTCAGTTTGAATATCAGTTTGACCTGTATCAACAACAATAGATATATCAGAACTAGTGGCAACTATTCTTTCAAGTCTATCAATTCCAACCTCAACATTTAATGAATATAAAGTATTATAATTACCTTCAGCTTTAAATTCAACTCTTTCATGTGTACCTAATGAATCAAATGGTGTAAGCTCTGTTCCAACTTGTGATGTATTAAGTAATGTACCATTGGCTTTCTTTAAACTACTAACGTTTCCATCATTAAATGGAATATTAATAGTACCATTTAATACTAAACTTACAGCCTCATTTAAAGTTTCAATATCATTAACTTTATAAGTTTGTACATATGTATTTGAATATTCAAATGTATCTCTACGTTCAATTTCTCTATAAAAATAGTAATCAGATTGTTGAGTATCAGCTGTTAAATCAGTTCGTATTAATTCATATAATCTATCTGTATGTCCGTCTTTTATATAAGCTTTACCTCTTAATAATTTATGATTATCTATAACTGATTTCTTAGCCATTAATAATTGTTTAGGTTTTAAGTTTGCTAAATCTCTATTATATTTAGCCAAATCAATTACAATATCATTTTCACCACCCATATAAAAGTTAGGTACAAATGATGGATTATTCCAATTAGATTGATGGAATGCTCTATTAATTTCACCCATACCTGTTATAGCTAAATCTTCTAAAGTATGAAGTTTACTAGCTTGAATATGTAACTCTTGTCCAAATGATGTATTTTGACCCATGAAGCCTGGAGTAGTTAAGAACTTGAAAGGTAAGAATTTTGAAATCTTATTTCCAAATACTAGTCCATCTTTAAGGAATGAATACTTATATAAATCTTCAACTAATGATTTGAATATAGGATTAGCATTATCATAATACATTGCTGTTATTTGACGTTGAGCTTCCTGAGTTGATATATTTGATGGGAATAATAATTTAATAAATGAATTATCAGGAAAGTTCTTATCATTTGTAACACGCATATCAGTTATAAATGTATAATCATCTACATAGTCTCCTAATTGTTTAACTATATTAATTTTCTCTAATAATGTTAAATGTTCAATTTCTATTTCAGTTAAAGGAACGTTAGCTTTAAAGTCTTCCTCACTTCTATAAATAGTGAAATTGTTATTGCCACCTTTAAATTTTATATTAAATTGCTCATTTATTAATGACATTATTCTATACTTTTCATGAGCTTGCATATTAGCCATGTTAGAACTAGTAGCTAACCAACCATTAAACCAATTAATAGCAGTTTTTATGTTACGTTCCGACATGTTTGTAACATTCTTAGTTATCGTATTAATTATCATTTTACCAACTGGGAAGTTGTATGCAAACATTGAATTTGATATTGACTTAGCTAATTCAACTCCATATTTATAAAATGTATTTAAACTTTCATATGAGCTTTCTTGTTCTAAACCAAATGCGCTTGGTAAAATACTTTCAATTAAGTTTTGACCATTAACTGTAAATTTATACAGCTTTTTGATATTCATTCCTGCTTGACGATATTCATTATATACCTTATTGTATTTCTCTTTATTTGTCAATTGTTTAAATCTATTAAACTCTGACATAAAGTCCGAATATCTAATATCTGTATTACTTAATCTTATTAACTCTTCTAATAGTACATCATGATTAAAAGCATTTTCACCTATATTATAATCCATTTTTATAATAGCACTATCAGTTAACTCTATAGAATCTTGCTTTAATATACCAGTTATTTGAGTTATATGATTTGATTGTTCTCTTAGTGTAGCCCAATGATCTAAATATGCAAACTTATTTGCTAATGAACGTAATGTATTTGCATTCTTAACTTCATATTTTATTTCATTTTCTATTGATGTTATAGTTGGAACGCCTCTTACCAATGATACATTATCTGCATTAGGTTCAAGTTTTCTAAGTTCAGCTGTTATTAAATTGCTTAATTTATTTAAAATTGTATTTAATGTTGTACTATCAATCTTTAAAATATCAAATGATTTAATACCTTTATTTTTATTTATATTATTTTCTATTTCATCAATGGTAATATCTTCATTTAGTTCTAATAGTTGAGTGTACATTTCTTGAATATATCTATTTTTCATATCTCGTACGATAATAGACGTATCAGTACTCTTTTTGCTATTAGCTAAAATACCAGTTCTATCTAAAAACTCAGCTGCTATTTCAACTACAGCTGGATGGTTAATAAATAAATCTGCATAATAATAAGCAGTTTCAGTAGCACCTTTAGTATTTATTTCACTTTTACTTAAACCCTTTGTAGTGAAATCTACAAGATTTGTAATACCTGTAATACTTAATAATTTATAAACACCTAAAGTGTATTCATTTAAGTTCTTAGATGTAGCCCTTGATGCAGAATCAAGAATATGGGCAGTTGCTTGGTTAATAAATTCAAATATATTAGTACCAAATATTGTAGTACCATCACCTGTTAAATTGTTACCTAATTTAGATACCATTATAACTAAATGGTCACCTTGTTCAGTTATGTTACCTTTCCCATATTTCTTTTCTAAGGTAGCCATTGTTATATTCCTAGCTTTTAAGTCAGCTTTTGCAATAGGTACAGGTATTTGGAAATTAGCAAATTCTGCATTTACAGGTCTTAAAATAGACATTGTTCTATCAAATGCAATACTATTACCTTTTAGTTTCTTAGCTGAAGAGTTAAGGTTTTTTAATACTTCTCTATCATTACCATTATTATGGTCTAAGTTACTAAGGTCATTTCCCCATAATTTATTAGTAGCCTTAGCTGCATTCTCAGTATCTGGAAACTCATTAACTTTCATTACATTTTCAAAATGATTATCAGATGTAATAATAGAAGCTGTTATATCTAATAATCTATTTTGTCTAGCTAACTTAGAATTTATTTCCTCAATAGGTATCTTTTTAAATTCATCTTTAGTCATTAAATTCTTTTTCATTTCATTTAATGCATCAGATAAATTAGATTGGTAATCTTTCCATCTACCTTCTTTAATTGCTAATTGATTAGCAATATGATCATTTAATAAGTCATCTAACTTGTTTCTATAATGTTTTAAGTTGTCATTATATTCTTTTTGTAACTTATCTAATGTGTAAGCTAATCCTGAAAACTCTCTATCGGATAAAGTTTTAAAATTATTATATGCATCATTTAGAAATACTTGTGCAGCAGGTTCATCAATTAAATCATTTATTGTAGATTCGCTTATTTGTTCAGCACTTCTAGACATTGCTAAAACAATTGTCAAACTATCTACTAAATTTACATATAATTCAAACTTCTTAAATCCTTTATAACCTAGAGATTTAAAATCTTTTTCTAATACTTTAAATGATTCTTGCAATCCTTCAGGTAAATTAAAGAATTCAGTATACTTCGTTTTATCTTCAAATAATTCTTTTAGCTTTATTTTAAATTCCTCATTTGTTAGTGCTCTATCATCATGAATTTGAGCTTCCATTTGAGCATTAAAATCATTACGTATAGCTTTAAGGTTATTACGTAATAAATCAGTCATGTTGTTGTTAATATAATTATCATAAAGATAATCAATATTTTCATCTGTTATCTTATCATAATATGGTATAGTTCGTATTTTACCATTATAATATTCTAAATTATATGACATCATATATGATGTATCAATATCAAAGTCAGCTCCAGATTTAACAGCTACATCATCAGGTAATATTACATGGCTAGCTTTATTATGCATAATTCCAACAACATCAATCATTATCATTGATTGTTCACCTTCTATTGGAATACGATGGGCTAACATTTGTAATACTTTAGGGTCAGCTTCATATAATTCATCAATACTTAATAATTTACCATTACTTGCAAACTTACCACTTGGAGTACTTATGATAGCTTCTGCAATAAGCATTTTCTTAGTTGTACCATCAGCTTGTTTGACTTTACGTTGTTCAATATGTAAAGTCATATCTCCATTTCTATCGTTCTTTACTTTATCTAAATAATCTTTTCTAAATGTTATTTTAGAACTATCAACGTTATCTAAAGTATCAAAACTTCCATTTACAAATGTATTAGCTACAATTGCAGCATGCGCTCCAACTTGTTTTTGTTGCAAGATTTGCTCTCTTATTCTAGCTACAATACGTTGTTGTAATCTTCCAGCTATAGTTGTAAACCAAACAGGTAGTTTAGTTTGACCATTGTCGTCAATACCTACAACTTCCATTAAGTTTGCTTCATTATAATACTCAGTAACAAATGACTGTATGAAATTATAAATTGCATTATTGTTTATACTCAATGAACCAGTTTGCTCATTTCTAATAGGTATACCGTTATGCATTTCTACACCAAACTCTTTATATAATGCTAAAGATTCCTCTTCTATATTAAGAGCAAATAAATGTTGATACATCTTAAAAAGTTCAGCTCCTGTAAACTTCTGACCTTCTATATCATATATCCTATTATCCATTTCTAAGTTTTCAAATTGCCTCTTTAACTGAGTTGCAACTTTACCTGAATAATCTAAACCATGTTGAGGTAATTGTAACTGAATACGATATTTATTAACGGGTCTAGCTTTAATATAATAAGCTATATCCGCATAATTTATATTATTTACATCTTTTAATCTCTTAGTTTTAGGATCCATTAATTCATACTCAGACGTAACACCTACTTTCTCAGCACTAGCAAAGTCAATCATATCTAAACCAACCCTATCCATAAACTTAATTAAATCACGTTGGTCTTTGCTATATGCAAAATCTTCAGTTAATACAAATATAGAATGTTTGATTTGCTCACTGGTCATTCTCATATAACCATTTCCATAATCAGCTATATCTCTATTAAAATAAAATGTTTTAAGTGATTGAATACCATATTTAAATGCATCTGAATTATAATCTTGACTATCTAATGCTTCTAAAAATGGTGCATATTTGTCTTCTAGTCCTTGCTCTTTTATAAATTTCTCAAATCCTTTTCTAGTCATATATGTCATACCATCACTAGCAGCTTCATCTTTAATTCCCTCAGCTCCTTTATAGTATTCTTCAAATTGTGGTAATCTATCATGTATAAGTTTAAGTAAATTACTCTCAGTACTAGCATCTTTAATTGTCATAGTAAACATAGAGGCATCACTTAATATAGCTTCACCAGGTCTACCTATTTGTGATAGCCTTTTACTTTGTTTAATAGCTGGCCCAAACTCTATAGTGTCACCTTGAAATACTTTATTCCAATCAAAGTTTGACAATAGCTCATCTATGATAAATGAGTAAGCCCACCTATTTATATCTATTTGTTCAGGATGAATTATCATTTCACTTTCATTATACCAGTTATTCACTTCTGACATTTCAGATTTGCGAATTTCTAATAATTGATCCTTATATTGATTTATAGTTGCAATTCTATCATTTATTAATGATTTAATATAAGCACCTATAAATGAATCAACAGCGTCAAAGAAATCTTTATTTGCTATATCTTTTTTAGCTTCTTCAAGGCTTTCAACTCTTTTATTATATAATTGTTCATTATTAAATAAAGGTGCGCCATTTGGCATAAAATTGATGCCTTCCTCAGCTAAAAAGTCCTCAAATGAGTATAAAACACCATTATGTTTTATATTAAGACTATCAAATGTAAATACTTTACCTGTAGTTTTACCATTCTTATCTAATAGTTCACCTTTTTTATTTTTATGTACACCTTGTAACAAAATAGTTGGATTAACATTATCTTTAACTTCTAATGTACCATCTATATTATCTATGTTAAAAAATGCATTTCTTGCTACAATCATTTCATTAATTTCACCATACAGTATATTACGTATTTGTATAAATGCAGGGTTTTTAATAATAGAATCTAATTGTTTTCTATTTTGTACAAATTCATATATTTGATTAAATTCATTTCTATTTCTAAATTTGAATTTATTATTTGGAATTGATATACCATATATTCTACTAGCATCAGATGAGCTATTCATTAACATATAATCACTTAAATAAAATAGCATTTGGCTAACTGTCCAATCTTTACCTAGCAATGATTCATATTCAATCCTGTTACTTAAATCTTCATTTATACTACCGCCTAATAAAGCATAATTAATAGAACCTATTATATTTTTATCTTTAATTTTAACTTTACCTTTAGTAACTGTGAATAATGTATTAAATAATCTATTGTATCGCATTGCAGGATCATTATACCATTTTTCACCAAGTTCTAATAATCCTTCTTCATTATTCATTACATCAATAGTTTCAGTTAAATAGTTTGGTAATTGATGTGAATAAGCTGTAGTTAAATCAACAGTTGTATAAAAAGAATCAAGTGGGAAGTAATAAGCTATATCATTAAATACTTTAAATACTTTAATACCTTTATGATATAATTTAAATTCACTTACCTCAACATCTTTTTTACTTGAAGGGTCATGTTTATTAAGTTCTCTTTTAGCATCTTTATCATAAGATACATATGATAAACTAGTAATGTAAGAATCTAACAAACCTTCAAAATTACTTACAAATGATTTATCTTTACGTATTGCTTTAGTTATAGCTTTACGTATTGTAAATTTATATTTATCTTTTAACATTAGCATCATTGCTGCAACTATAGCATCTGTCTTTGTTCTATTAGAATGCAATCCTATTTTAGCAGCTTTTAATTCTTCAATGAATTTATCTAATGCTTTTACTTCTAAATATCTAGCTCTATTAGTTAAATGATTATTTATATTTGAAGCTATTGCCATAGCAGGATTAACTTCAATATTTGCTACATTAAATCTTAGAGCTTTACCTGTACTTCCATATATAGATTTAATACTAGGTACTACATACAATGCAGATTGTAATTTAACAGCTGTATATAACTTTCTAAGTAATGCTTCATTACCATTAGTGGTAACAGCTTCAACTATTGGATATAATGCAGGCTGTATAGCTGTTACTTCTTCTAATCTATTTATAAAATCACTTTTATTTATAGAGCCTGATGTAGCAGTAACTAACATATCTTTAACTTCAGATGCCTTTATAGTAACAGGTAAACCTGTTATAGACGATACTTCAACTTTATCATTTTTAATCAAATATTCTAATTGAGTAAGACTTGATGTATCACTTGTTAGCTCTCTCATATGAGATAAAGCATCTTCTGAATTACGAATGTTTAAATTACCCCACAATAAATGTTTTATATTAGAAGATACAGTTTGTTTATGCTGCGTCCTTGCTTTACCCCACATAGTATTTCTACCTGCTATAGTCTCATCAATTATAGCATCCATTGACATAGTGCTCTCTTCAGCTATGGTAACTTCTTTACTTAAATAAGCAATAAACCTAGTCCATATCTCACTATCTCTAAATTTTAAATCATCTATTATAGTAGTTAAATTCTCAATATAGTTATCATATTGATTATTTTCATTCATTGATTTGTACAAGTTGCGTATACTATTTAAACTTTTTATAACTTGTTTACGCACCTTAATTTTATCACTTAATATACCTTTATCATCAAACAGTTTATTAAGTAGTAATACAAAATCACGTCTACTACGTCCAAAGAAATAAACTAAACTGTTAGCTATATCTTGTAAAGCATCATCAGTGAAACCAGTGGTATTAAATTTATCAGTTGGTATATGTATTTCACGTTTCTTACTACCTTTACCAACTTTGACAGCCATAGTCCTAGCTTTTAAGATAGGTAAAGCACTTATAAGTGCCATATCTTTACCTTCTTCTGTCTTTATACTTGTTACTCTAGTATTAAATAATTTAATTACATTCTTAACACCACCAAAGTAATTAGCTACAGTAGAATCAATACCTTTATTTTCATCTAATAATTCAAATGCATCAGTATCATCAGCTGCATTGTCATATGATGACATCCAAGTTAAAGCATCAGATATAGCTTTATTAACCATATATCCCAATAAAGATGCTTTAACATTACTTCTAGTATTTGAAAATAATGATAAACTTTTATCTTTTGAAATTCTATCTATATCAAAAACACCATTTAAATAAATACCATCTTTTGAGTATGTACGATTAAGTATTAAACTTGTTATCTTAGTATATGTAGTATTGTTAATTACATCATTTATAAAAGCTAATCCTTCTTTGTCAATTGTTAAGCGTAACCTATCAATAGTATTTTCAATCTTAGTTAATTTAAATACTTCAGGTAATCCAACTTCACGTAATTGTCTATTAAAATCATGTATCATTGTATAAGCATCACTGCCATCTTGTACAGATTCATTTTCAAATTTACCAGTTGTATTTAATAAGTGTCTAGCTACTTCATCTAAATTAAATGGATATACTTTATTATTATCATTTTCATTATTTAAGTCAGTTGAATGTACTACATCACCTTCAACTATATCATTTAATTCTAAATCTTCTTTTATCTCTTTAAAATACTCACGTAATTGAGTTACAGCTTCTATACTAACTTCACCTTTATCGTTAAACTCTGGAGTAACCGATGATAAATTATATAGTATAGTATTAGGTGCAAAGAATGCTCCATCGTCTAGTAATGAGTAATGTGCAAATAAACCTTCTAAATTATCATTAGGTCTGCCTATTGGTAATCCCAATATTAATTGTAATGCACTTTGAACAGCATAAGCATCTAATGCTGTATCAGCACCTTTAATATACTCATTAATATTACTTTCAGATAAGTTACGTAAACTGTATAAAAATCTAAATACTTCAGCAACGCTTTCATTTTCAATATCTGAGAAATCAGTTTTACTATCTTTTAGTTTTAATTTATTAATAATTGTTACTATATTACTTAACTGTTTCTCTCCAATTGATATGCTTCTTTCTTCCCCAGTGGGAGTCTTAGAGTTCTCACTATCATTCTTATCTGATATCTCACTTTTCTCATCTGATATCTCACTTTTCTCATCTGATATTTGTTTTTCAGAATCTTTTATTGTTTCCCAGAATTTATTACTATTGTAATGTTCACCTAATAAATCACGTATTTTAGCTAATTGGCTACCTTCATTTATAGTAATTCCTAATAAATTTAAAAGTAAATCTACTAGCTTTTGAAATATAGATTTGGTAGTATTGTCAATATCACCATCAAAATACATATCATTAAGGAATGTACTAATAGTTTTATCTGTGAAAGCATAAGTAAATAATTCCTCAATGTTGTAGTTTAGAACACCTGTATTTTTTAATTGTATTAAATTAGGTAATACTGCACCTTCTAATATTTTAGTTTTCCACGCATCTAATTTTGCTACTTCATTATCTGTTAGATGTCCACGTTCTATTAAAGTGTTACGTAAGGTTGAATACTTATTTAATATTTGATTTACTATTTCCAATGCGTCATCTGAAAACTTAGCATATTTCTCTTTGTTAGTGGTTGCTTTTCCAACCCCCATATCAGGGGAAAAAGATACTCTTAATAGTGGATGAACTAATTCATGTATTGCCCCCCATCTTACAGTATCTATTATGAAATTAGCTGTATCTATATCACCATTATTATATGCTACCTCTGCATCTTTCAATCTACTAATAGCATATGTTGTAAAATGTATAGTATTAGTCTTAGCATTAAATAGGAATTGAACTCTAGTATTATTTATCCTATCTTGTTTATCTGTTTCATTAGTTTCTTTTAATGCATTATATTCTTTATTTTGAGAATTGGTACGTTTAGAACCTAACTTTTTAAGCTCTTTAAATCTCTTAAGTAATTTAGCATCTTTTATGTAATTACCTTTAAACTCACTTTCAATTACATCTTTAGCTGATATGGCACCTTTTGCTATCTTTACTCCTGTACGTTTAAAGTTATTCATTACTTCTTTTAAAGAACTTGCTATTTCTAAATCTTGTACAAACTTATTAACAAATTCTTCTACTGTCATTTCTATATTAGATGCATTTTTTAATTCTTCATTAAGTTTAGACTTAGTAGATGTAGTTGTTTCAACTTCTAATGTAAATAATGCACTTGCTGCCATGTTTAAATTTGATATAGGTTTGCCATTTTTTGTTATAGCACCTACATCTGTAAGTAAGGCATCGGTTTTTAATACATAATCAATATAATTTTTAAATTCTTTTTTGTATTTAACATCACCTTTTTTATTTCTTAATGTTACTGTGAAGTTTTCAACATTTTGTATAACACCTGTAGCTTCAATTTGAATGTTTCGGGTCATACCTTTTGCAACACTATGTAATAAATCATAAAACTCTGATGAATCTAAATCATCTATTTGATGTTTATTACCTAAGAAATACATTGTAAGCGGCTCACCATTAATTCTTGGTATTATTTCAAGTGTTTCCTGAAATCCATCTTCCATTATTACAGAATTACTATTGAGAGCTTTAAGTCTTATATCTTTTATGTTACGTTCATAATTAAAATATGATTTGTTATCAAATTTACCAATAGATATTAATTCATGTAGTTTATCTTCTCTACTATCTAATTCATTTTTACTATCAATTAAACCTTTTTGTATTTGAGCATCAGTAAACGCAACCTCTTTACCATTTCTAATTACTTTAACATCTTGATTTAAATCAGCTTTTCTTTTATACTCTAAATAAGTATGATATTCTTTTATTGCTTTTATATATTCCAACATACGATGTGCAACTTCGGTAGTTAGATATTTACTAAAGTTATCGTTACCTTGACTGGTTTCAGATACAGTTGCATTGTTTAATGGAAACCATACAGAGTTATCACCTATAGTTTTTAATTCTACATAGAATTTATTAGTTCTATCTTTTACTCTGTTATGTACAGGTTGTCCTGTTTTAACGTTTACTAACTGTTTCTTATTGTTTTTATCTTTAGATACCCTAGCTATTTTAAATCCACCTATTGAATCTTTAGCTTCTTTACCTCTAAGTTTCTTTATAGCATTACCTAATTTAGTATTATTAGCACCTATAGCATCACCTGTGTATTGTCTAGGTGCCCATATATTAGTATTGGTATTACCTATAGATTTAATTTTTAAATTTATAGCTTTTCCATTTGAATTGTAGAATACTCGATTACGTAATGAAAATGTACTTGCAGAATAACTGTTATTATTTAAATCTGAAACACTTATTTCATTCAAGTATGCTACTTTTATACCATTACGTTTTAATACAATAGGTACATTATTAAAGTTTGCTTTATTTTGTTCATATCTAGGATTGCTTTTATCAATCTCAGCTGTTAGTTTGTCACCTTCTTTAAGATTAAGTATTTTATTAAATTGTTCTAATTGCTCCTCTGTGAATACATCTTCAATGTCAATAAATCCTTTTTCAGATGCTCTCTTTACTTTATCTCCAATGCTATTTCCTTCATTAGTTTCAAATTGTAAAGCACTTACAGCATTTGCACTTTCTTGTTTATCTTCACGTAGGTCATTGTTTAATTGTTCTACTTCTGTAAATGTAGAACTTAGGTCAAGTGAATTCGTGAAGTCTAAGTTATCACGCATTATTTCAGCATCGTGTACTACAGCATCATAGCTTTCTTCACTGGCTTGACTATTTCTAATTTTTATTAATTCATTTGCTATAGAGTTTATAATGTTCTCAGCTTTATACATTCCTTCTTCTGTGAACATAGATGTTTCTCTACTACCTAATTCATTAAATGCGTTTTCCACTTTAGCTTTTAACATTTCAATCACTTCCTCATTATATAAATGACCTTCAATTGCTAAAGTTTCTAATGTAGTAAGAGTATGTTCTATATCAGTTGCTCTATTTATGAACTCTTGAGTTTCTTCTGATATTGTATTATCTTCTCTAGGTACATCACGCTTAAACTCATTATATACATAGTTTTTAAATGAATCCAACATCTCTTTACCATACCATATATCAGAATCAGCAGCTATATTATTACGATTAGACATATAATCTACAAACTCATTCCATATTTCAGAGTGATGATTGTTAATAAAATCATTTATTGTTTTGTACTTACGAGTTTTACCGTTACTATCGGTATATACATATACACATGCCATAATTTATATATTAATTAATTGTTTGTAATTTATTTAATTCATCAATATAATTATTAAACCTATTTACATTCACATTTTCATTTAATATTGTTGGTCCAATTATAGGTTTATCATTTTCAATTTCATCTTTTTTAGGTGCTACTTCGTTAAATCCAGCTTTTAGATACTGGTCATAATGTTTGCCTAATTCTATATCATTAGTTACTTCCTCATTTAAATTACCAAACATTAATTCATCTAATGTATTACCTGTAGGATTTATTCCTAACCATGAAGAATGAGGTCTATATTTTATATTCATATTGGAATCTTTAAATTGCTCATATCTTTTATCTCCATTACATGTACCTAAATATAAATCATTAGCATTGCAATTACTTAAAGATTCTCCAAGTACCGAATTATCAATTCCCATTAATTTCCTACCACTGTGTCCCATTATTATAACTTTATCATCTTTATTTAATGAGCTTACAATACTATCAAATTTATTAATATCATTATATAATGGAACTATTTCTATATCTTTATCCCCTTTATAATATCTTTTTAATTTACTTGCCTCTTGTTGAAAAGAATCATCTTCATATGAATACATAGTGTTTTGAATTTCATCCTTTGATAAACTCTTATCAAAGTTTATAACACTGTCATTATAATCAGTTATCTTTTCATTGTAAGTTTCAATTACATTATTTAACTCTGACAGTTTAGTTAATACTGGCGATATTTCATTATAGTATAATGATATTTTATCTTTAATAATACCATTTTGTATTTTAGATAGTTCATCTTCTATGTTTACATTGTTAGTCATCAAAGCGTAAGGGTCTATCTCTGAAAATTCTTCTAACTCATATAAATTATATTTATCTACAATATCATATGCATTTTGATACAATTCATCAAATTCTTTAATTCGTTTTTCTAATTCAATATTTGTTCGTATAGCTTTATTTCGTTTGTCTATTAAACCTTTTAATATTTCTTTTTTATCATCACTTAAATTTTTTATATCATTGTATGCTTTTTCAACATCTGATTGATTTATATAAAAATTACTTAACATTTGAGGTATAGTATAGTCAGTAACTTTACTCTCAGCAAATACTACTATTTTATTACGTTTAGATTTATTAGATATTGGTGGATTATTAGGTTTATCATTTTCAATAAATGTACCATCTGCTGCATAGTTGTTCATCCTAGGAAGTTTAGCTACATAACGATCAATGCAGGTATTACAACCCGCATCTATCATTTTTTGTACCTTATCTCTATCGTATTTTGGAATTATTGCTATATCACCATGTGAGTTTCTAATAGCTAATTCACCACCTTCTACTTCTACTCTCTGTTTAGTCATATTATATAATATTTAATAATTATCATTAGCATTTTTAATATAATCTCTAGCGGTAATCAATATTCCATTTGCAGCTTTTATATTACTATCTTTGCCTGTCATTGATATCTTACCGTCTCCTATTGCTATGTCTATACCACCATGTGCATGTGATTTACCTTTAAACGTTTTAATTATTCCCCATGTTCCACCTAGTGTAAATGGAGTAGCTAATCCATTAGCTGCTTTTGTTATAGGCTTTCCAGTACCTGGGTCACATATCTCACCTGTTTTATCATCTTCATATCTTAGATTCTCTAAGTTAGCCATTGCATCTGTACTAGCTGTAAATCCATCTAATACGCTTTTAAATGCATTTTTAGTTTGGTCATTAGGTTCTACAACTTTTACATCATCACTTGTTTTAGGTAAATCATCTTTGTTCTCATCTTTAGAATCTTTATCTTTTTTCTCATCCTTAGATTCATCTTTAGATTTATTTTTAGATTCATCTTTAGATTTATTATCTTTTTTCTTACCAAATAAATCTTTTATTTTATTCTTTTTAGGTTCATCATCTTCATTAACAGGTGTTTTTGAGAAATCAACTTTATTTCTAGCTTTAAATAAATTATCTAAATATCCTAATTCAAAGGTTTCTAAATTACCAGATGCTAATTTTTTATCTATTCTGTTTATATTATTACTTAGTTCAGTACGTTCTTGCTTATTACGTTCATTAGAGTCGTCTTTCTCCATTTTTGCATATCGCTCTTTCATTTCTTGTAACGTCTCTACTTTCTTACGTCTAGCTTCTAATTTATTTTTATATAAAGCCGGATTTGCATTAAATGCTCTTAAATGGTTTTCAATAGCATTTAATTCTTCTACACTTCTAGCTGCATTTAAATGTCTATCAATATACTTATTTACTGTTTCACGTTTAATTCTTTGATTTTCTGCAATTCTATCTTTATTATCTAATAATGATACTTCTAATTCTAATTTAGCATTTGCAGCTTTCTTTGTTGCATTTGTTACATCTTGTATAGCTTTTAATATTAAAGATCCTTTACGATGTCTACTATCAAACTTTTCTACTTCTATAGTAGAGTCTTTTGGATTTTCACTATTTAAAGTTTCATTGTTTTTTTCACGTTCCAGTTTATCTTTAATGTTATTGTAAGCTTCATATATAGAAATATTATTTAAATCAGCTTCAGCTTTGACATTACTAAATGATATGCTAATTCCATTTTCATCAGGGGATTGCATAACAGCATCAAAATCTTGTATTAAATCTTCATATTCTAAATCATATGCTGCAATAGTAGATAATGATTGTTTAAGTTTATATAATAAATTAGATGTTATATTTCCCTCTTCATCTTGTTCATATAATGCATCAGGATGTAAGCTCTCACGTACGTTATTCAATTGGTCATTTATTATTTCAGCTTTTTGTACATGTTCTTTTAAATCATTTATTATTTCTATTTTATCACTTTGAGATACTGTTTGACCAGAAGGTAAGCCTATTAAAGATGAGAATTGTTCATCTGGCATTTGTAACATCGCATCTATATTATCATACAGAACATCCATTGATTCAACCATTGAAAAACTCTCAGCCATATCAACTAGATTATTCATTTGAGCAACTCTAGTACTAGAAAATGAATTAACTAAATTAGTAATAGCAACTTCCTTTTCAGCTTTACTGGCATCTTCCATTGACATTTCAACAAAGGTAGTAGCATAATTCTCTATTTGTTCTAATGCATCACTTGATAATTTAAGAGAATCGTACATTAATTTACCATTTTCAAATTTACTACCATAGTAACTTAAAAAGTTTCTCATCTGTTTAGCTTCATCTGATTGATCACTTGTATCAAACATTGTATGTAAACGGTTGAGGTAATTCAATGCAGTTTCACGCTCTCTTCTTTCAGTTTTTTGATCCTCACCTGTAATAGTACCTTTAAGACCTGATATCATACTTACCATACCACCAGTCATGCCACCTAATATAACAGATTCTCTACCTTCTTTGTACATTCCTAAATTAGTCCATACATTTTCAAGGTTATTTACAAAGTTATCAAATGATGGATTATCTAATAATGCTTTTTGCTCAGCTGCTTGATGTGCTGCAAACTGACCTCCTTCTTCATAAAAACCTTCAGTTATAAGATTCTTACCTACATTAACTCCTTTATTTAATATCTTTTCAGCACCTAGCACTTTATCTGATTTCATACCTATTTTACCAACTTTTAACATTGGTAATTCAATATTCAATCCTGGGTTTCTTAATCCACTTTTAGCTATAGCATCTACTGATTCTTTTGACATTAAACGTGCATTGTTTGTAAGAAGTTTACGACCTCTTAATGCTCTCATAGATGCCCTATTCAATAGTTGACTATACATTACAGCATTAGATAGTGATAGAATAGCTAAGTTGGTATTAAATATTTCTCTACCTGCTTCATCCATACGTTTTTCATACTCAGGAGTACCGGGCATAATACCTATAGCTTGTAACCCTTTATCTATATTTTTTAATCCTTCTCTTGTTTCAGCACTAGCTTCAAATAATGTAGCTGTTGCCATTTGATATCCTTTATTTAACTTATTTAAAGTTCTAGCATTTGCTATTTGATTTAATTTAGTTAAACTTTGAGAAGTTAATTTACCTGCATTTTCTACTTCTAATGCTATTTTAGCAGCATCATCTACATAACCACTAGCATTAGCCATTGCAACTTTACTTGATAGTTGACTAATTTGTTTATTAGCCCTACCAAACATTCTCATTCCTTTACCTATTAAACCTGCTGATAGACCTGCTGTAGCTAACATTGCACTAATAGTACCTACTGTGAATCCTGCATTCTTCAATGCTTTATCAGCTAAGAAGTTTGCAGTAAACACTCTAGTATTATCAATTTCATCTTGAGTATAATAGTTAGGCATCCACTCTTCAGCCTTCTCATACATATTATCAAAGAACGTTCCAATCGGGCCATTATATATCTCACCTGTTTGTTCTAAAGAAGCTATCATATCTAATGGTGATACCAGAGTACCTATAAATGAACCTAAAGCTCGTACTCCAAATTTACCAGTTCCATGTAACCATTGCTCTCCTGCACTTTGACCTCTTGCTCTTAATTCATCTAAATCAGAATTTAGATCTATATCTCCTTTTATATATTTAAAATGATTATCATATCTCTGACCTTGATTACTTTCAGAATGTATATATGAAGATCCTTGTTGACCTATTTTTGGCAACCCTCTCATTGTTTTACCTATAAGAGAATCTGTATTTAATACTGATGGTTGAGAATTATTAGTACTTAGTTTCATAATCTATTAGTTATTTAGATGTTTCCATACCTTTAGCTAAATAATGTGTTGCTACCATTGCATCAACTCCATTATCAAAATCTTCTAATACATTACCACTATAAGTAGATTCATATAGTAATACCAATATACCACTAGGTGTAGGAACTATGTCATAATTAGTGTATCCTTCTTTTTCTAAATCCTGTAATTGTGGTATATTACTCATTGTTATATTATTTAATTGTTCAAATGTAACATCTGCACCTAATGCATAAACATACCTATTGACATTTCTATATGTACCATTTATTTCAGTTGGATAAGTTACTTGCATTGCAATTTTACCAGATCGTTTTAAATAATCAAATTGAGCATATTCATTTTCACCAGTATTGTTAATGTACTCAAATTTAATAGTTCCTGGCATATTATAACTAACTTTAGGATTTTCACCTATATCAAATGTATGGTCAAAGGTTTCAGATTTTCCACCTGTACTAGCTAAGAATTTATCACCTGCTCTATCTAATACGCTTGATATAGTTGATAAATAAATTCCATCATATGATTTAGATAACATTGCCTCATCTTCTGCAAATTGTTTTTCTTGTGTCATAGTTAAACCTGATGGTAATAAAGAACCTTCTAATTCCTTATTCTTTGAATTTGCAAGTTTTACATTGTTAATATTTTTAGTTAGTAATTGAATTGATGATTTATTATCTAAAAATGCAATAGTTGATTCACGTTCTACCATAGGATTTTTCATAGATGTACTTTCTAATGCAGTCTCCCCTCTAATTTGAATACCATACATTCCATTTAAAATTGTCATAGTAGCACTTCCTGTTACATTTTCCATATTTTTGATTTTATTTATAAATCTAGCATGAGATGAACCATCAGGACTTACAACTTCACCATATTGATCGTATAATGTAGCTCCTTGTATTATACTACTTACATAATTATTCATTGCATTCTCAGGAGCGTTTTTGTCTTCACTTTCCATTACTACATCGTAAGGTATAGTAAATTCTACATCTTTAAAATAATCAAATATATTATTAGCTGCTTTTTGTACATTATCAAATTGTTTTAAAAAGTGATATACACCTGACCTATTGCTTAAACCATCTTTAATACTAGGTTTAGAATACTTTAATGCATCTTCATCACTAAAACCTGCTCCTTTAAATACACGATATGTAATAGCTTGAATCATTGCATTTTCATCATCACTTGATTGCATTTTAATTCCTAAACTTTGACCTATACCTTGTAATAAACCTTTAGATGTACTAACACCTTCTTCATTTATTAATCTAAATGTTTCTTGTGCAATGTACTCAGGCAAGTCACTATTTAATTCTTTATATCTCTTAGGATGTGCATAGAATTTAGAAGTTGTTGATTCACTATCAGTATATTTATTAATATCATATATTGTAGCATTTGAGTCCTTTTCCAATGCTGTTTTAAATTCATCATATGTTAATATTTCATTAGATGGTGTTAATCCATTTTCAGCTCTAACAGTTGAAATTGCAGATCTTAAGAAATTAAGATTGTGCTCACGTTGTTCAGTTAATGTTTGTAATATTTTACTTGAACTATCAAAATTACGTTTAGCTGTTTCTAATTTATTTCTAGTTTCTGGTGTTGGATTGTTTGTATATTCTTCTTGTGCTAATAATACTTCATCTTGATATTGAGTATATAATAATTCAGCATCATATAATTTAGCATTTGTATCTCTTAAAGTATTTGATATACCAAGTCTTAAGTTTTTATCAACTTTTCTAGAGTTGCTACTTCCACTATCATCATACCCATGTCCACCTTCTACAACTGTTGTTGTAAATATAGAATCATCTTTAATAGTTGAAGTTGGCACATCTTCAATATCTAATTGACTAGTAGGAGCATTTTGTAATTGTTCTTTTACATTACTGTAATATAAATTACTTTTAAATATGGTTTCCCAATCTTTAGTCCTAGAAGCTTCTATCATTAAATCGCTAGCTTTAGTAGGAGTTCCATCCGCAGTTAATAAATCAGCCATTGATTTAAAGTAAGCTATTGCATCATGGTCATGTGATATTATAGAATAAATAGCTTGAGCTTTAGCATTATTTATTTCAGATACTTTAGCTAATCCATTACCAATTGTACCATATGAATGTTCATCATATTGTATATACATTACTTTATTAGTAGCATCGTATTTAGCAGTACTTCCTGTAATAAGTCCAAAATTATATGCCATTTCACCATCATAATTTGATATATC